CATTGGTTTTGATCCTGTTAGTATGTGCATGCAATACCTATCTATCTATGTGTATGGTATGGGGGATGGTGCTAGCCATGGTATCGGTATGGTATGGCCATGCAATTGATCCCTGTTAATTAGTTTAATGTATTGTTGTAGTAATGTATGGGGAGGGGATAAAAGGCTATTATTATACAAGTAATTTGCTAAAGGGTAAATTGTTAATGAATTGTTAATTCTTTTGTAATTGGGAAAATAATTAGTTTTAATTTGCTTAAATATCAAATAAAAGAATTTACTTTGATATATCAAATAACCAAAAACAATTTTATGCAAAAAATTACAAAAGAAACAAAGGCCATTGCTGATGCTCATTTATTAGCTAAAAAAACCGGCTTATTTAATGATCCTTTAATATCTAGTAAAGATGAATTAATACAGGCATTGAAACAAGGCCAAACCTTTAGCAAATTAATGGATCAAATTGAAATTAGTTTCGTTTCAGTTACTAGTTTAATGATGGCGCATATATTGGATCATAATTCAGGGGCTTATAAGAAAGGAATTTATAACGGCTTTAAAAAATTATTACAAAATTAAAAATATAAACATGATAACTATTTTAGAATTTCTTTTAATTACCTCTTTATCCTGTATTGTTTACCTGATATATGTACTTATTAAAACAATTATTCAAACCAAAAAAATAAACAAAAACAAACCTTTTAAATTTTAAACATTAACAACCCATTAACAACAACGTATTCACTAGATCATTAATTTTAATTTATTAAACCAAAACACAATTTTATGAGTATTTTTCAAATTTCACTAGTAATTTTTGACATTATTCTATTTAGTATTTTCTTATTAGGCTTTAACTATTTAGGATATTTAATAACCTTTAAGCAAGATAATTACAGTCGTTTAATCAAGATCATTAATATAATAGTATTCATATTATTTGATATTTTGATCCTTGCTATTATATTTTATACTTTTTTAAACTTTTAATTTTTAACTAATAAAACTTTTAATTATGGGACGTTCAGTAAATTATCTAAAAAACGCGTTACATGTATCTTATTTTCAATGGCCAGTATTTTGGAATTATGATGAAGAAACAGGCATTGATCAAGAAACTGATGAACTTATGGATGCTTATGAAGTTAGGCAAGATATTCAAGAAAGTATTATTTCGGAATATCCTGAATATTCATATTCAAAAAAATGGGACGGAAACGAAACGTCTATAATCTTAATAGGTTATGGCACCGAAATAGGCCTTTCCGAATATTTTGGCCTTGCTACCTTATCAATTCGTATTGATGAAAATGAGCTTGCTTATTGCAGTGAAAACGAATATAATGAGCAATATGATACAATTGAAAAATGGATCAATGAAAATTGGGCTAAAATTTCACAAGGTTATAACCAATATAATAAAATAGGTACTTTTTCCAATGGTGAAAATGTATATGAAAAAAACAATAAATAACATATTAAAATTAAATCTTATGAATTATCAACAAACTGCCGAAAATTTCGCTAAAGAATACGGCATTGAACTAAACATTTTATCGGTTAAATATGGCAAACATTTTCGTAATGATAAGCAACAAAGGTATATTTTCAAAGTTCAATTGAAAAGAAACGGCAAACAATATACTTTTAAATATGGCCAATCTATATTTTGTGGATCTAATGAGCCTATAATGTATGATATTTTAACCTGTTTGACAAAATATGATCCAATTGATATAACAAATTTTTGTGCCGAATATGGGTATAAATCACTAGATACAATTGAAATTAATGAAATTAAGATAATGTTTTCAAGGGTACAAAATGAGTATGAAAATGTCAATAGGTTATTTTCGGATATTATCAATGAATTAAGAGAATTTAATTAATAAAATATAAAACATTAAAAAACTAAAATTTACAATTATGAAAAAAGTATTTAGCGATTTATCAAAAGTAGCCCATTTATGGGCAAACAAAGAACAGGAAGAAGCAACAAATCAAGGCCGTTCGTTCTTTTTTAACAGGGAAACAATTTATTCTTATGGTAGGCATTTTCCAATTGCTAAACATGTACAGGATCAAGCTGGAAATGATTATATCCTATTCACTGAAAGGGGCTATTCAAATACTACTAGCAAGCATATAAGCATTACAAGGGGCGCATGCCGAAATAGTGAAGTAGTTTTTTGTTATAACCCTGATAATGGACATGAAAGCAATTTTAAATATTGGTTTGATGAAATTGAAGCCGAAATAAACAAATTGGCAAAGGCGCGCAAGCCTGAAATTTATTTAAATAATATTGAGTATGTAGCTACAAAAGTAAAAAGATATAGTCAATTTACAGGGGCTAACATACCAATAAATTTGATTGAGGCCATGAAAATAACCGATAAAGATCAATATGCTGGTTATCAGGAAAGTAGAATTGAACAGGCTAAACAGGCGCAAAAAAAGGCCGAAATTGAACTAAAAAAACGCCATGAGGAGGAGCTAGAAAAGTGGCTAAACTTTGAAACAAACCGTTTATACCTTAATAATGGATCCGATTATTTACGCGTTAACCCTGAAAATGATCGTATTGAAACTACGCAAGCCGTACATATACCGAACGAAATTGCGCGTAGGTTATGGCTATCTATAAAGGAAAATACTATAAAAGTAGGTGATAAAGTACTAAATTATAGTATTAATGAAGCCGGAAAACATATAAAAATTGGGTGCCATACGTTTAAACGCTCTTATTTGCTTGATTTTGGGGCTAAACTATATCAAACGGCATAACATATCAAAAACATTAAATAACCTGAATATAGGGCTTAAAATAGCCCTGTATTCAAAAAAATTAAACATTATGAATATAACAGAATACCATTATTTACGAAACATTTTATTTGATGAATTAACAAAAAACAATATCATTAAAAATACTGATAAAAATTTTTCCCTTTTTGATGAAATATTGGGCAAATATTTAAATGTAAAATGGCAAAATTAAACTTTAAACATTATGAAATATTATATTAAAATATGGGAAACGGAGCTTAACAGGGATCAAGGGGAAAGCTATATTGCCGAAATTCTACAAGATGAAAATGAAGCAATTAATCAGGCTAAAAAATACCATTATAGGCAAAATTATGCCTGTATTGAGGTAATCAATGAAAAAGATGAACTAATATTTGAATTTGAAAATTAAAACTTTAAAAAATTAAACATTATGAGAAAAACAATTGATATAAATAATTACAGGTTTTACAATTCATTAATTGATGAAATTATGAATTACATTAATAGCCCTAAAATAATTAGGCGTATTAAGGCCAAAAAAGAAAATGTACCTCATTTTACTTATGTTAGATCATGGGGAAATTATGGCGTAGAATTTAGAATAAACGGCAAACCTATAATGTTTTTTGAAACAGGCAATTGCAATGGGTTTGAAAAAGCCACAATATTAGCTAAATACTTAAACAAAAAATTAAATTAAATAACATGAAACAAAATAAATATAACTACTACTTAGTTATTCAACAAAATTACGGTCATGGATGGGAAGATAATAGCCATTATTTAGCAAAAAGTGATGGCACCCCAATTGAAAAAACTGATAAATTCAGGGAATTAAAATCTGGTACCAAAATACCAATTTCTTTATTTTCTCATGATCTAGCCGAATATAGGCTAACAGGATATAGCACTAGATACATTTTTAGAAAAGAATTAAACAATACAATAAACAATTAAAAAACTAAACATTATGGACAAGAAAAAACAAACAATTAGTTACATTAAAAAACTTATCAAAGAAAATGGTAACTTTTCAATTTCCGAATTTGATGGTATTGCCTGTTTGCCAGCCGTTAATGAAATGGGTAAATTGGTGGCATTGGCTGAACATTTTTACGAGGATAATGTGGAAGTAAATATTTACGATCCTAATAGTTTTACAGGTGATCCAATAGGCGATCCATACTATTTACCTTATGAGCAATTAAGCCCTGAATTATTGGCTGAAATTGAAGAATTATGCGATTGTTGGGACGCTCAAAAAATGGAAACAAAAAACAATAACTTTTAACTAAAAAAAATTAAACATTATGAAACAAATTATTATTTACAAAATTAAAGATCAAGACGAAAAAAAAATTATTATTCATTACTACACATTAAAAGGCCTTAAAAACTATGTTTTAAACGAATTATGGGACTATTGGGCTGAAATTGGAGGTGATGAAGCTAACGATTTCTCAAAAAAAGAAATTGAAGAAAGTGATGAATATTTATTTGCTTATTTAGATAGATGGGGATATAAGGTTGACAGAATTTTAATCACTGATAATGAACGTATGTATTTTTAAAAAATTAAATTATTTATTATGACCATTAAACAATTATGCCGTAAAAGAAACAAATTAGTAACTCTGGCATCAAAATTAACAGGGGAAGAATTAAAAGCCGTTGAATTTGCTATTTATCTTATAGATGTCTATTTAGATGGAGATCTTGATGAAGATGCAACAAACCAATTAAAAACTATTATTGAACAATTAAACTAAATTTTATGCAAGATTTATTTGAAATGCCTGAATTGCTACCCACCCCAATAAAAGCTATTTTAAGCCGTTATAATGACCTTGAAATTGAAAAAGGTATAGAATATACCGACCTTATCAATATGGGCAAGGAAATGGCTATTTATGGGTATGAATTTGAATTTTACCTTGACTGCATACCTTACAACCTTAAAAAATTAAATTAAACATTATGAACGTAACAATCAACATTGTAGAATTAGCTAGTGAATTAGCTAGTTATGAATTAGAAGAAAACTGGTGCCAGTCAGTAGCTATTTGGGAAGGTGGCGAAGATGAAGAATGTACCAATTATACCGAAGAAGCGCAAGATATTTTTAACGATTTATATGATAAATACTACGCTATTATTGAAAACACACAAATAAAACCATAAAAAATTAAACTTTAATTTGCTAAAAAACTAAACATTTAATTATGAAAAACCCTTTAACACCTGTTCAAAAGATCAACAAACTAAAAGCTCAAATCAAGGCCTTAAATAGCCGTTTAATTGAGGGCAAAGCTCGTAATGTGTATGCACTACGCAATAAGATAGAAACGCTTAAAAGCGATCTTAAAATTGAAATGGAAAACCATTATTGGGAAAACTACCTGTCAATTTAAATAATTAACTTAATTTATTTTGCTATAATCAAAATAACTACTATTTTTACAAACTTAAAAAAAATTAAACCATGATTAAAGCACCACTTATTTTGGTGGCTCAATTCTTGCACTTTACCCTCATTGGGTTGCCATTGGCCATTACCCTTTACCTAACTGCTCACCTATTTTTTGAACTTAAAAGAATAATAAAATGGATAAAAAACTAGACACATTAAATATGCTTTGCGATACTATGTATCGTATGTTTAAATCAGGGACTTTACCTTATTTGGATATGGAAGATTTTATTGTGATATGGCGATCACTGGCCGAACATTGGGATATTTATATTGATGATGACCAATGGGAAGAATTTACCGAAGAAATAAATTCGGTGGCTTCCAATAAATTCAGCGTTTTTCAGCCAATTTTTGACAAATATTTTAACAATTAAACCAATAACAATTATGCAAAAAACAACAATGGAAATTCTCATTGACCAATTAAATAAAGAGATTAAAAAACACACTTTAGGTGGAGTTAAGTACTATGGGCTAATGCACGCGAAAAGTATGGCTGAAAGTCTTATAGATGATGAAGAAAAAGAATTAAAACAAGTTTTTAATGAAGGAGTAGCAAATCACCAGTCTTGGAGCCACGACAAATGGTTTTTTCATAAATATAAAGACACAAGAGAATAAATTAATAACAATAAAAACAAAACTATGGAAACACCAATTACAAGGCTATTAAAGTCCTTTCAAAAAGCAATTGACTCAATGCCTGAAACACCTGATAATATAGTAAGGGAAACCACTACGGAATGTATGAAACTAGCTGAAGCATTTTTACACTATGAAGAACTGGCAATTAAACAGGCCTTTACTGATGGTGAACAAAATGTGTGGGATAGAGATATAAATGAGCACCAATTTGAATATTCCGGCAGGGAAGATTATTTTAATAAAAACTTTAAAAATTAACAATTATGTCAAAATTTGAAATTGTAAAAGAAACATCTTTTACCGGCACCACGCTTTATTATATTGAAAAAGATGGCTCATACATCATGAACTCAGCCAGCATAGATTTAACTAAAGTTGAAGATTATCTTCATAATATAATAAAAAACAAAGAGCAAGAAAAATTTAAAGAAACAATAAAAACAATTGAAATTGAAAACGAAACAGATTAGCGTAAAAGAATATGCAGAAAAAATTAATCCTGATTATTTCAGGGCTAACAGGAAATACCCTAACAACCCCATAACTCAACAAACTATTAAATATAGAATAAAGCACAATCTAGGGCTTCCTGAAGTGATAAAGTATAATAGAGTAGGTAAGGTGCATGTTTTAAGCGTAAAGCATGATTTTTAAACTAAAAAAAAATTAAAATGGAAAAAACACACGAACAAATTTTAGGTACACCAGCAGAAACTCAATCATTTAGTACATTTGGGGAATTTACTGCATATGAAAGGCAAATTATAATTGCTGAATTATATCACAATGCTTGGTATGATCAAGAAAGGTTTGAGCAATTATATGATTTATTTAATAAGTGGGAACAAAATCCTATAAAAGCAAAGAAATTCTTAAAGGAGGAAGATCGTAATGAAAAATAAATACGAAATAGGACAGAATTATATTCTCAATTTAGAGAATGAAGCTTTGCGTGAAAAGGTTAAAAAATTAATTGCAGACTACAAAGAATTAAAGAAATTGTATGAAGAGAATAACAGGATTGAAGAAGGAATGGTACAAAATGACGGGTGTAATGCAATTATTCAAGAGTGATAAATTAATTAGGGAATACAAATTTCACACTGCACATGATAGAAGAAGAATGTTGAAAATATGGAACGCAGAAGTAAAACCAAACGGGATTGATAGCTATGAATTAGTAATAAAATTAGAAATATAAAAAAAATTAATTAAGCGAAATAATATCAATATCTCCATCCGGCAGCATATCTACTTCCTTAACCATTACAACCTCAATTCCTTTGAATTGATTAAGTACCTCCAACAAAGACTCGGCATAGACCAATTTAGTTAGGTTTATGCCGTTTTTTTTGAAATATACTCTATATGCTTTCACTTGTAACGATTTGAGATTTGGCAAATTTCTTTTTAGCGTCCTCACACTTGCTATAAATGTACTGAACAAGGTATGCCTCATTCTCATCATTATCTACATCTAATTTAACGCCTCTTTTTGAGTATATAAAGTTCTTGGCATGTATTATCTCATGGAACATAAATTCAGTGGCAAATTTACCCTCATTTGGCAAACAAAGGTATATATCGTCCTTATATGTAAGACACATTGCAGCGGCAGTTTTTGCATAGTTATCTTTATTTTCATCCAATTCAAATATTTTATCCGTAAGCATGTGGGACATCTTCTCAGCTACCATTATTTTCATAGTAACATAAAAGGTTGGTATCTTATATGTATATGTCTTATATAGCTTCTGCTTCATGACTTATTCTTTTGAATGTATAGCCACCCGTATGGTTTCTTCTGCCGCTTAAAACTGCCGATACTTTGGTTGCAGTTACATTTAATTTCTCAGCGCAATCTCTAATACCTTCATATTGGCCTAAATAAGCCCCACCCTTGAACACTTGGATAAAACCTTTAAAGTTCTTACACCTAGAACCAGTAATGCCAAAAACAGGGTTCTTTTGCCCTTTTCTGTTTATTAATAGCTCCATTAAGGCATCACTATTCTTTCTTCCTTTGTTAACCTTGCTAATCTTATCTCTTGTTTCTTGGCTTGGGTTTATGGTTCCGTCCCCTCCATTAGTTAAATTAGCTAAAGTACCATTACCTAAATCAATTCTACCGTACAATTTTATAAACTCAATTTCTTTTATTTTTGCTTGATCATAATTAATGTCATCAAATAGTATTTCTACCTCATAATCCGATTTGGCTATTATTTTTTTCCAAAGATTACTTCTTCTTGCTTTTTCATTGGCTCTTTTATTGGTCATATCACTTCCAACACCTATATAAAATGGTTCGTTTTTATCAAGTCTAATATGTCTATAAACGTATGCCATTATAGTGAAACTTTGCCGTTTTTAATTCTATAATTTCTAAATTCGTAGTCTTGACCATTATCATCTAAATCAATTTCCGCAAAGCCATGATTCCATTTATTGAATGGCATATAATCGGGGTAAAGTTCCGATAAACATCCTATTGAATAAGTAGCTATTGACTCTCCTGAAAGACGCGATTCAACATGGGAGGAAGTTTGATGGCAATGGCCTTGAAATGAACTTACTTTAGAACGTAAAAATAATCCTCTGGCAGGATTTACTGGTGCCGATATACCACCAACATACTCATGCCCATGTACCCCCCAAAGATTATTTAATTTCATTGGTTTTTTACCACCAATTATTTCAATACCTCTTGCTCTAGCTTTAATAATATTTGTAAATTCAAATTCTTCTATGCCTACTAATTCACCAGCTTTTTCGTAAAGAAAATGCTCATATCTTTCTTCGTGATTGCCTATTTTAAAATATATCTTGCACTTTAACTCCTTTTCAAAAATGTCAAATAATGCCTTGAACGTGTCCAATTCTAATTTAAAATTACGTTTTTTTGGATCTTTGATAAATCGGCTTAAACGATGACAATCAATACTATCTCCATTCAAAAGTAAAGCATCAGGTTTACTTTTTTTAGCATGCTGTAAAGCCAATGTAATTGCTTCTATATTATGATATGGGGCATGAATATCAGACAATACTAAAACTCTTTTATGCCCTTTTATTTCATATGGCTCAAATGCAGTTTCATCCGAACTTGGTAGGTTATAAGGATTTCTAGGCCTTTCTTTCTCCATAATAAATTCGGTTTCTTTCTTGCTTACGCCATTCCTCATTACATCTCCTGCTTTGCCTTCAATATATCTTAATGAATACCTAGCAGCTTCTTCATCTTTGAAAGATAATTTGTTCTCTTCGTACATTATCCTAGCCAATTTTTTTGTTGGCATTGTAAGATTTTTAGAACGATACTTTCTTGCTATGTTTGCGTTCCCATTTTTAAATGACATAAGTTTATATTAGGACAAAGTTATTTTTATCTACTTTGCCTGCGTTATGTAATGATTGCAATTCTGCAACTGATTTACCGAATGTTTTTTGGAAGTGAGGAGCATCATTAAATTTCCAATCACCACCCCATTCGTAACCATATCTTTTAAAGATAGCTACAACTTCTTGCCAATCACTTTTGCCATCACCGTCAAAGTCTGTTTTTACATCCCAGCTAGCAGTTTCAAAAGTGCCGTTTTTATCTTTATCTACTAATAATACAATATCAATAGCTAATCCGTAATTATGGTAAGATTGTCCACCTTTAGCCTTTGTAACGATAGCCCCTGGCTTAGTTCTACCTTGTGCATATAACCCATCTTGCTCTGCAAAAGTTCTTAAAGTATAAGAAAAACGACAAGCTGCTGTACCAGTTAAGGCAGCAACAATCTCATCATACATTGTTAATGCTTCTTCTCTTAATTTAGGATGTAGGAGTTGTATTCTCTCCAGAGTTTTCTGATCTTTCATTGTTATTGTTTTTATTTTTAAATATTTTTTCTACTGCTGTTAAACCTAAGCAACCAAAAGCCAACAAAGCTACTGATTCTACTAGAATTGCACTGGGAGCTGTATGCTCTTCACTAAAACTATTGTGGTACATAGTAACACATAAAGATACCGTACAAAGCAAACCGCATATACGCTTCATACTTAATTGACCTGTTTCGTCACAAAAAAACTGTTTCATTTATTTTATTTTATTTTGTAAATAAGATATTGTTTGAAATTGCAAAAATATTATTCCGACAAAGATGATTTTAGTGGCTTCGTGGAGCTTTTCTTTTTTCCAGACGCTTTTTTCTTCTCTGGTATAAGCTGCTCTATTTGCTTCGTATTTCCACTTCCAATTAAAGAGGCTATCTTGCCTAATACGAATTTCTTGATTAATGCTATCATATTGTAATCTTTTTTGTGTAATTGAATTTTTTAAATCTATTATTGTATCGTTATAATTTTTATATAATAAATTAATAGTGTCAGCTTGAGATACTTTCATTATTACCACAGAATCACCCTTAAAAATCCTTTTTATTGGATATTGGGCTGATGTTGAAAGGTATAAGAGTATCAATACTAGCACTATCAAGCTTTGCTTTAATTTCATTTATCTCTGCTTTTAATTCTTTATTCTCTTGTTTCAAATCTGTTATTGTTTCAACTGCTTTCGTAACTAACTCTGTTTCTTTCTTGCTTGCTGCTTCTTGAACTTTTATACTAAATTCATTTGTTTGGGCAACCTTTTTCATTAATGACTCAAACTCTTTATCCTTCTGCAAAGCATCTGATTCTTTATTTGCAATAGCAGGTACGCAACTCCAAAATAATATGGTAATAATTAAATATCTCATTTTAAATGGCTAATTTTACCTAATTGTTCTAACGTAGAAAGCTTAGTGCTAGCAACTGCTAAAGATGAATCACATCTTCTAAGTGCGCCCTGCATAATATCTACCTTATTATCTAAACTTTGTACCTTAACCGACTGAGAAGTGATTTGATCCTTGAATGTGCTTCTTACATCTATATATAAATAAGATATAGCAATTAGAACTAAAAATAAAGTTCCCACTACTGGATTTTTAGCAAATTCTTTAAAACTTATAGGCAAAGGATTTGCCACACTTACTTTTTTACTTGTTGCCATTTTTAAAATAATTTTTTATATAAACCAAAACTAATTTGATTTGTGGTAAAATTCAATGTATAAACCTCTTTTTGCTTCTTATAATTCAACCCAACTCCAACGCCAAGATTATTATCAAGCCTTCTTAAATCGCCTATAACGCCCACAAAAAGCTCATTCTTAGGCTTATGGTATATATCATTGGTAATAACTATGGTTTTCTCTATAAAATGAGATCCATAACTCCTGCCAAATATTTTATTTTGTGAGATTGTATCTTGAATTGATACGTAATTATCCGTATTTATACGAAAAGTATCTGTATAAACTTTAATCTTATTGTAATCATTGACTATGTAAGTGGTATCATGTACCTCATCAATTTGGTATATTGTATCTAAAACAGCAAAAGGGATCGCATCCCCTTTCTTATATTGTCTTAATGTATCAACCTTGTAAAGTGTATCTATTTTGGTAACTATGGTGGTGGAAGTTCCAGTCCCAACATACTTGGGATCGCTAAAAACGAAAAATCCTAAAACGATTATTAATATTATTATTAACGAATTTTTAGCGTTGGCCATTATTCATGTGTTTAGTTTTCCAATAGTAATATCTGATTGCAAATACCCCAGAAACTATCGCCACTAAACCTGCAAATAAACTTACATAAGGCTGTATGCTACTTATTGTAACCACTGCACTTAAAATACTAACTGTGGCAGAAATGTCAGCGTGAGTATGATTAGTCATGTCAAATTTTTCTCAAATATAACATTAAATTAGTTATATTATGTTAAATTGTCCACTTTTTTTCAGGGCAAGCATCAGCTCCTACTGGACTGAACACCTTAGCACTAGTCGTACAGCCGCACTTACTACAATAGTCCCTTATTGATGATTGTACCCAAAACTCACACGCCATACATATTTCCAATCTTTTTTCTGCAACCTCTTTTTGTTCTTCTGTTGGATTAATTTTAGTAGCGTAAGCTAGCAATATTTCTTTTATTTTGTTCATATAAATAAATTTTGATATTCATCATGATTTCCCCAATATGGATGAATTTGAGTTAAATTGTCTTTGTCATAGATTGAATTATGGCTAGTGAAATGAACGCCATGATTGATATGAACTGGCTCATTTTGACATTCCCATTGGATTCTTTTCAATCTTTGGGTTTCAATCATTCCACTATTTGTAACTAAAGCATTAGGCAATATCTCTAAGCAATGCGTAATAGCATCATCTAATCTCATGGTCATTTGATGGAATGGCTCATCATTTTGCTTTCTTTTTTGCCATCCATTTTTGCATACGCCACCGTAATTCATATTGGTTAAGACTTGACCGGCAGCAAAATCAGGGAAGTCAAAGTAACCTTTTGGGTACATTACATCATGCTCTAGGAAAGAAACATAGTCATATTGCCCCATAGTTTTTGCCGTATATAAGCATTGCATAATTTGCAACAGTTGGTTTAAATGAGATTGGCTAGTGTACCAACTATTAAATTGATGAAAAGGAACGCCTGGCATAAACTCCCAAGTACATACAACAATATCGGCTACACCTTTGCTAGCATCTTTAATTGTATCAAGTGATTTATATATTGCAGGCCAAATGCTATGATTATTGTTATTTGAGTAAAATATACCCAATTTTCGGTTTTTTGACTCAGGATAAACAAATGTATTGCCTTCTATAATTTGTGCCTGGAAACCATCATCAAATTGAATTTCTAAGTATTTAATTTGCCCCACAGCAGGATCTCCAATTATATCATTATTTGCTCTAATTACTAATTTGTCAGCTACTATTTTGTTTTGCAATATATTAGTACAATCTACACCCCCATAAGTGGCTTTTGTTATTTTCATTTTTATTTTTTTGCGTGCATTATGCCCATTTGATTAATATCTGTACAAAACCATCCAAATTGATTAATGGCAAATATTTCAAATCCAAGTTCAGTTAGTTTATCTTCTAAAATTTTTTTACATTCTGGATTATGATATTCAACTGCAATCTCTTCAACTGATTTGAATTGCTCTGCTGTTATATTCTTCATGTGATGCTCATAACCTTCTATATCCATTTTAATTAACTGTGGCTCATTTTCAACAATTAAACTAGCTAAATCATCAAATTCTAATATTGTTTTACAGATAAAATTATGATCTACAAATGTTTCATTTAACTTAGCTATTTCACCGCATGAAGCATCTACGCCAATTACTTTTTTAGCACCTCTTTTTATAAAATATTCAGGAGTTGATTCAAATGGCTGGAATAACCATCCACACCCTAAATCTAATACCACCTTACCTTCTACGCTTTCAATATCGTTCCAATGCTCAATTGGATTTTCCGATTCAACTACTTTTGTTTTCATATTAATACTGATTTTTTTTCTACTTGTTGTATAATTTCGTAATACTTTTTTGATGCCGTTCCTTCTTTTATATTTAGATTAAGATTGTAAGGCAATCTCCCCATAAATTCTGCTTTATAAAATAAACCATCAGCAGAGCTAACGACACCAGCATTATGCAATATATTTAATCTGTCATAATCGCTTTCGGAACTAGTACCCCAGGCAAACTCTAAGTCTTGATGGCAAACTGTTTCTTTGCCCATTTTCCAACCATTCCAAAGTACTGCCCACATATCTGCACACCATATTTGTAATTCATGATATTCAGGTTCTTTAGTCTTTTTCATATTGTTTAAAACTGTAACTTCATTGTATAATCTTTCACAATCTTTTTCTACGTTCTCCCAAAAACCTGCATTAATACCTTTCATTAAATACTGGGCACCAATTGAATTAAGTTCATTATCTCTTATAACTGACTCATCAATCCCAACTATCTCACACATCTTATCCATAACATCTTGACCTTTGCCTAATATGTAACTATGGGCTATGTACCATCTGGTATCAGATCCATACCATTTGTCATCTTCTAAAAATTGATCCCAATTTATTGGCTTTGTAAGTACAATGTCGCAATCATGATACAATATGGCCTCATCCTCTAACTCAGGATTAGCTATAAAATGCTGCTTCAATATATTAGGGCGAATAGAAGATATATAATGTTTAGTAGCTCTGGTATCATCATAAAAAAAGAACCTAACTGGATATGCATTAGTTAATTTAACCCATTCTTCCGGTATTACATTGTTCATTTTCCAGCATACAATATCAATATTGTTAGGGTTGATGCCCATTTCTATAAAGTTATTTATCATAACTTCTACTTGCCAAGCATAAAAAAGAGAGGTTGGCTGCGCACAAATAAATCTGAGGTTTTTCATAGATTAGTGTTGTTTATACGATTTTTCTTCTAATAGTTCGGAACCATATTTTTGGTTGATTTGCTTTTTAATTATGGCTCTGACATCATTTAATTGGTAAACTTCCCTGGCTAATTCCACAAATTTTTCTCCAAAATAACTTTTATGCTCACAATCCCTTAAATCATCTTCTACTTTCCATAGCTTTTTGTTTATGTCATAAAGCTCTTGGGTAAATGGATCTGTTAGTGTTTCTGGATATTTTTTGACCAATGAAGATTTGATTAATTTCCACTCCTTCTCAATGTTTGCAAGCTTTTCGCTGTCATGTATAAAAAGCTTTTTGATGGTTAAGATGGTATATTTATCTACTACCTCACCTATGCTTACTTCTATTTTCATATGCCAAAGGTAATAATTTTATTAATATTATTTAATTTAATTAAATTAATTATATAGCTTTGCTTAAAAATAAACTATGCCGACAAGTTACCCAATATATAAAGATTTAGTTAGAAATTGGTTTTTACAGAATGTACCATTAAATACATTGATTTTAGATGTAGGAGCTGGATGTGGCACTTATAGTGATTTACTGAGTGGTTATGGGTACAAAATGGATGCAGTGGAGATATGGAAGCCATATATTGACCAATATAAATTATGGGATAAATATTATATAGTTTATAATGAAAATATACTTACAATAGATTTTGATGTACTTGATGCGTATGATTTTTTTATTTTAGGAGATGTTTTGGAGCATTTAACCGAAGAAGAAGGACAAGCGTTAATGCTTTTTTTAAAACAAAATAACAAAAAATATATTGTTGCAGTACCATATCAAATGGAACAAGGTGAACATGAAGGTAATACACATGAAACCCATTTACAGCCAGACTTAACACCAGATATAATGAAGCAAAGGTACCCTGATTTAGAGCTTCTATATGGTAATAATTTTTATGGCTATTACATAAATAAAAAACCAAAACATGAAAAAGCTTTTGTACTTTATGCTGATGAGTCTTACCTTGATCTTGTGGATGCTTGTTGTCGTTCCATTAGAAATCATTCTAGCCTTCCTATATACGTTTATATGCTTAATTCTAAAGCTAAAGTAAATATTAAAAACACACAAACCATTGAATGGCAATGTGATGTAATACATTTAAAGAAAAGAAAAGAGTATATTGACAGAGAAGATAAACAAATATATAAACTACTTATTGAGAGGCCTAAGATAGTAGCACACGCTTTAGAGCATTTTGCTGAAACTGTTGCCTACATTGATACAGACAGCATAGCTACTGATAAAATAGATAACATGTTTGAATATTTTGATGTTGATTCTAGCTATCCTTATTTTACAGAAGGCATATATGAATATCTTATAGTTAATGGTCGTGGAGGAGCTGAAAGTAGGGAAGATTTAAGTGGTACATTGGAAGCACCGGCTTGTGAATTATTTGGTATTAATCAACAAAATCGTGGGATGTATAAACAAACTGGTTATTTTGTAGCAGGGCAGAATTGTTTTGATTGGTTAGCTGAATGGGCTTGGATGTGTCAACACCCATCTACTATGAGAAACAATGCATGGTATGCACCTTTTAATGAGGAAACAATAGCTAATTGCCTTCTTTGGAAATACAATCAACAAAAAGGATTGCCATACTGTTATATTAATGGATTGCATAATAAACTAGAATATAAAAACCATGAATATTTTCTTAAAGATTGGCAAAAGGTTCCATTAGAACAAAACCATTTATTTTATCATGGAGAAAAAGATATTAATAAACTAAACCAATTTAACCTATGACACCAAAAGAAAAAGCAGATAAACTATGTATGAGATTCTTAATAGAAACAACTACTGATATACCATATGGAGTAAATAAAATTATTGCTAAAGAATGTGCATTAATAGCTGTAAATGAAATAATGAAAGCAGGTATTAATCCTATTGATAGAGTTTTTTATTGGGAAGAAGTTAAAAAAGAAATAGAAGCATTATGAGAATATTATTTTTAGCTCCTCACTTATCAACGGGGGGATGTCCACAATTCATATTAAAAAGAATCCAAAGTCTTAAAGATTATACCGAAAATGAATATTATGTAGTTGAATATCAATGTCATAGCTTGGATTTTGTGGTGCAACGTGATGCTATAAAAAGTTTACTAGGAGAAAACTTTACTACTTTGTATGAGGATAAAATGGAGCTATTTAAAGTAATTGAGCAGTGGCAACCAGACATCATTCATATAGACGAACCATCAGAAAGATTAGATAGACAGATGATAGCTAAACTTTATAATCCTAATAGAAAATATAGAATAGTAGAAACAATACATGACGTTGCTTTTAATCCTAATGAAGAAAAATTATTTCATCCTGATTTATATGCTTTTTGTACGCCATACCATGAGCAAACATTTTCAAATATGGAATCTAAGTTTGTTACAATACAATATCCAATAGATAAACAAGAAGTAAATGCAGTAAAAGATGGCAAACATGTTCTTAATGTAGGCTTATGGACTAGGGGTAAAAATCAAGGAGAAGGACTTGAGATTGCTCGCAAATATCCTAACATGACATTTCATTTTGTTGGTTCCCAAGCTGGGAACTTTAAAGATTATTGGGAACCATTGATGAAAGATATACCAGATAATGTAAAGGTATGGGGAGAAAGAAAAGATGTTGATACTTTTATGGAGATGGCTGATATTTTTATGTTTAATAGCACTTGGGAATGTAACCCTTTAGTTTTGCGTGAGGCCATAAGCTATGGTTTACCTATCATAGCTAGAAACTTACCTCAATATGGTGATATGTTTATCAAATACATACAGCCAATAGATACAGATTTACGTACATTAAAATGTACATACAATGTACCTACAGACAATACCACACCAATATTTGCTTTTGCTCATGAAACAGCTTATAAGAAATTATTAGAATTACCTATTCAAAAACAAAAGGTAAAAATTATTCAGCATTTTGTGGACAATCCCTTTTTGGAAATTAAGGGGATTTCGGATAGTAATTTTAAAGTTCAATTTTTGGATGAAAAAGGTAGTATTGCTTATGAAAACACAATAAAAGCAAACTCTTGGGTTAAATTAAACCGGCAATATTTTACCGCATGGACAGCTAAAGTTTGGCAGGATGGACATCTGATTTACAAAAACACCTTAAATCTGACCAATAAGAGGGTTTTTATAGTATTGGATAGTAAATCCCTAGGAGATACAATTGCATGGGCGGGATATGCCTTAAAGTTCCAGGAAAAGCATAATTGCCATGTGGTAATGTCCAGTTTTTGGAATAAAATACTGGACTACCCAGAATTAGAGTTAGTTGAGCCTGGTGCCACTGTTAATTGTTATGCCTTATATAGGATTGGATGGAAGTGGGATGAGAATAAAGAACCTGTGAGATGCAATACTATACCATTACAGCAAGCCGCTACCAATATACTTGGATTAGATTACAAAGAAGTTAAGCCGAAGCTTAAAGATACATACGAAATACCTAGACAACCTGTTTATGTTGCAATTGCCACTAATTCTACAATGGAATGTAAGTTTTGGACTAGGGAAGGATGGCAAACAATTATAAACTATCTACATGAATTAGGCTATGATGTGTATAATGTTTCTAAAGAAGATAACCCTTTTGATAATTGTACCAAAATAGATGATACTTCTATTGAAAATACAATGGATGTAATTGCAGGAGCTAAAATTTTTATCGGACTCAGTTCGGGATTATCGTGGGTTGCGTGGGCTTTAAATAAAAAGGTGGTAATGATTTCTAACTTTACCGAAGCAGACCATGAATTTGATTGCTACCGAGTAACTAAGCCTGATGTATGTAATGGATGTTGGAATGATCCTAAGATTAAATTAGATCCATATTGGGATTGGTGCCCAAGAAATAAAGACTTTGAATGTCAAAGGTCAATACCGGCTAGTATGGTTATAGATAAAATAAAAGAAGCAGGTTTTTAGCCTGCTTTATTTTTATACGTTTGGAGACATAGAGTCTGGTACAGATTCTTTTTTAGGTTCTTCTTTTTTAAGAAGCTTTTCCAATAAAACAGGATAATAATCATCTGTTACTATATTGAATAACTCTTCAACATCTAAATTAGGAACTTCAATATCTTTTTCAATCCCTCCTAATTCATCTAGCTTATTAAGCAATTCTGGTCTATGATCTTCTGGTACAAGATACTGCCCATCTTTTTCTTCCCCTTTTCCCTCTGCTATCATTTCTTTAAATACGTCTAAACTGCTTTCATCAAAAGCTTTTTTTTCTTCAATTAACTTTTTGTTAAGCTGAGCATTTAAAATATACTTAATCTTAATTGACAACTTCTGCATAAGCAGACCTGTATTACTCCTTTCACCAGTTTGCTGGTTAACAACCCTTCCATTTAATTCATCAAACAAAATGGAAATTTCCGATAATGTTAATTTCATATTTTATATTTTAAGACAAAGTTATATTAATTAAATTAAATTAAAAAATTAAATTAATATAGTTGTTGTAGTTGTAATTGGGGCTTGAGTTGTAGTTGTAGTTGTAGTTGTTGTAACATCACCTATAATTATTAAATTAAGTTGTTCAGCTACCCAATCCCAAGCATATTGATTTGTTTGCCAATCTGCATAAGCTTGCCCTGTCATTATAAGTTGACCTGATGCTAATGGAACCATTAAAAATGCCGTATCAGAACTTGCATTTCCAATTCCATAATAAAATGAGGCTTCTGATTTTAAATTATCACCTTGGACATAGGCATTTAAAATATTTGCTTGTACTTCTAGGCCATTAGACCATACCGTAACTGGTTCAATTTGTTTCATTTTTTTTATTTTTATAATTTAAGAAATAGGGGTTGGAGCATTTCTAGTAGAAAAAGGAGGATTAATATAAATAAAATTCTCAGTTTTCTTTTTATATGTTAATATAGCGTCTAATCTCATATTTATAAATTCTTGATTTAATAAAGATTCAAGCCACGCTGATACGATTTCTGTTGAAAGTTCTGATATTGGCGTAAAATTATCTGGATTGGGAGCTGGTATTTTAGTTTCTCCTACAAAATCAGCCTCGTATTTTTTACCATCAATTTCCTCTACTACCCTTTTAATATAATGTACTTTATATACAATATTTTCCATGCCGTCTTTATTGGGTATAATAGCAGAGTCAATAATTCTCCATGTATATATCTTACTCATATTATGCGTTTAATAATTGGTTAATCTTTGTTTCTAATAGCTCTATTCTTGCATTAGCATCTGTTAGTTTTTGATTTAATTCTTTAAAGCCCTCTATAAAGATACCAGATAAGTCATTGTAACTTACAGTAAGTGTATCAGTTTCTTCATGATAAAGTACAGCTTCAGGACAAACTTCTTGAACTTCTTGTGCGATAACACCAATGTGTGCTTTTTGTTCTGTATCTATAATCCAACTATAATAAACACCTCTTAGTTGTAATATTTTATTAAGAGCATTGTCAACAGTTACGACATTTTCTTTTAGTCTAGCATCTGATATAGGGTTAAATGAAACAGCATAAGATATTGCATCACACCATGTATCGTTTGTAATTCTATGTTTACCATTAGTACAAGCTCTTACCCAGTCGTATGTTTCAGAACCATTTATACCAACGCAATCATTTGCTCTAGATAAATATATAGTCCAACCACTTCCATTTTCAACATATATTCCTCCTTGTCCATTCTCAAACATTAAATTATTCCAAAAACCAGAGTTATCTATAACATTTATACCGCAATAGCCTCCTTTGTTATAACCATAAACCTCCCATGTACCATGAGATGCAGATGTGCTTCTTCTAAAATGAGATCCATAATCCTGATTGTACACTCCGCTATCCCCATAGTTTCTAAACCAACCAGTATTATATGCATTATCCATATACATAGCGGCAGGAACAGTTAAATTACCACTCATATCAAGTTGCAATCTATTAGGGCCAGCACTCCATCCACCTATTCTAAACACATTGTCAGAATCAAGGCCCATATTGATAGCATATGCTCCACTTCTATGAAATGACATTTGAGCACCATTGCCACCAGTTGAATATACAACTAATCCTACGTTGTTAGTACTACCTGTATTACCGTTACCAATGAAGTTATTTTGAGCACCTGTCCATGTATTAGTAGTAGTAAGTCCGCCTGCATATGAAGAATAGTTAGCAACAGTTAATACAGCACTATTAGCAGAAAATAATGAACCAGCATATAATGCTTTACTTCCTGTACCACTACCTATAATTACAGAACCTCCATCATAATAATTTAATTCTAATGGATCTGCTCCTCTACCATTGATTGTATCTGCATAAACATTTCTACCAAGAAAACCATATGTTTGGTCTCCCGTAAATTTCATGTTATTATAAACTATATCTGAAGCAACATATAAATTATAAGCTACTCTAACATGATTATCTCCGTTACCTACTGAAAATATTTCAGTACCTCCTCCAGCACCTCCAGCAAAGTTATTATAAAATCTTGTACCACCATAAGTAGTCATTGCTCCTATTCTAATACCAGTATGATAATTTATTGTAAGCTTAGAATAGTTACCTCCTATATTTTCTTGTTCAGTAAATATACCATAAGTTCTTAATGAGGAAGCTTCTATACCACCAAATGAAATACCATTACTTGTTCCGGTTGGGCTTAAGTAAGGTGTAGCACCAGATGAGCCAAAATTAAGAATACCACTAAGATTATTTTGACTAGAACTAGTATAAACACCATTTGTTACTGTAGCAGCATTACCTGTTGTATTATCAGAAACTCTTGCACTATCTACTCTTACACCATAAGTACCTGCTCCATTCCATCCCATTAATGTAGGGTATTGACTAGACCAAGCTACTTGTGAATTTGTATTATTTACAGAAGTTCCGCTAGGAGAAGTACTTTGTGATGCATCAAATATAACATGAGCATTACCATAATTTTTCCAAGCCAACATTCCAACAACATTATTAATAACTGTAGAGTCATTCCAAGTAGATTGACTTCTTGCGTACACATAAACTCCATCTGTTATTTGACTTCTAAAATGAGCAGGTGTTGATTTTCTTAAATAATTATCACTTGTATTTTGTGTCCATATTTGACCTATAGTAGGATTTTCTGAATTACCCGCAGAAGCATTAAAATAACTTCCAAAAATATAAGCACCTGTAATATTACCAGCTGCATTAATTGTTGAAATAAAAGTAGCTGCACCTGTTGTAGATAATGAAACTGCTTTAACATTCCCTGCACTCATATTAGTATATAATTCTACTATGCCATCTGAACCATAAAATGCACCATTACCTGAAGTTGAATTTGCTATTATACCAAAACGACCTGTATTATTAGTATTATCAGTAAAAATAATATTAGAAACATAGGTATTAGATGATAATGCAGGTATAAAAAATGTAGCTGCACCTGTTGAAGCTGATATTCTTGCTCTTTGTGTATCAGCAGTTCCCCAAATTAAATCACCTCCGTTTCTAGTTCCTATTGCAAAGTTTCCGGCATAATTACTGAAAAACAAAGCCAAATTTGCTCTTGAAATACCAAAATCGGTACCTGTTGCAGCAGTTGAATATTGTCTGAAATAAGAAGTAGCTGTTGAACTATTGTTCCTTACCGCTATTTCCGCATAATCAGTTGAACTATTTGTTTGTAACAAGAAAGAAGCGGCAGCAGCAGCATTATACACATGTAAATTTGCTAAAATACTAGCCCCAGTAATATTTATACCAATAGAACCTCCATTGTCATATATAGCACTATTTCCTATTGTTGTGCCTGAACCTGTAAATTTAGGGACATAACTTGTTGTACCACTAAATGAAGAACTTGTTCCACTTGTTCCTGAGCTACCATCTGTTCCTGAGGTACCTGAAGATCCATCTGTTCCTGATGTACCATTTAAACCACTAGTTCCGCTTGTTCCCGTAGTCCCTGATGTGCCACTTGTAGCAGAAGTACCTGACGTACCTGTGGTTCCACTAGTCCCTGAAACACCACTTGTGCCACTAGAGCCAGATGTCCCTGTGGTTCCGCTTGTACCATTTGTACCGTCTAAACCAGAAGTTCCGCTTGTACCAGAAGTACCTGCGCTTCCAGTTTCACCGCTAGTTCCTGATGTACCTGTAACACCACTAGTTCCTGATGTACCATTTGTACCATCTATACCACTAGTTCCTGAAGAACCTGCTGAACCAGACGATCCAGTTCCACCACTTGTACCAGAACTACCGCTTGTGCCAGTAGTACCTGAAGAACCTGAAGTCCCTGTACTACCACTTGTTCCACTAGTACCACCTGTTCCGTCTGTAGCTGAAGTACCGCTAGTACCACTTGTGCCACTAGTGCCTGTGGTTCCAGATGTCCCAGATGTAGCAGATGTACCGCTAGATCCACTTACCCCACTGCTTCCACTTGTTCCTGTGCTACCACTTGTTCCACTAGTTCCACCAACACCAGAAGTTCCTGAAGAACCACTTGTTCCTGAAGGAGCATTAAATGTGGTTTGTGCGTATGAATAATTACTTGTTCCTTCTGTATAGAATGTAATATTTTTAGATGAACCACCAGCATGCCTAACATATATTTGACAATAAAGCCTATCAGTAGAAAGTATTGCTGTTTGAGGCAAAAATAAATCCATGAAAAACTCTCTAATAACATTACTTGTCATTGATTCAGTATCAACATTAGTTGTTCCAAGAAGTGTTGCACTTCCACCAGTAGAATTACATTTGTAAAACTCTACATCCACCTGCAAAGTGTCATTTGCATTCATTGACAAATGTAAAACCCAAGCCCAAAGCCCTGAAGGTATATTTGTTATATTTGGAATATTTGAATCTGTAGCATAAGTAGCAAGAAGAGTTCTTGTGCTACCTGCAACGCTTGCTGTTACAGTTTGTTCAGCAGCACTAGTTCCAATTGGAGACCACTGTTTATATGTTGGAGTGCCAAATGCACTATCTGTATTTAATGATTGATTTAGATAATATACAAGTCCTCCAGATATACCATTTATACCTGATGTACCAGCCGTACCTGAAGTACCACTTGTACCACTTGTTCCGCTAGATCCACTAGTACCTGTAGTTCCTGACGAACCACTAGTTCCTGTTGAACCAGAAGTACCAGAGCTACCAGAAGTAGCTGAAGTACCAGAAGTTCCGCTAGTACCACCTGTACCATCCGTCCCAGATGTCCCTGAAGTACCACTAGTCCCAGATGTTCCTGAAGTTCCTGTAGTCCCACTTGTACCGGATGAGCCAGAAGTACCTGTCGTACCGCTAGTTCCTGAAGTGCCGCTTGTCCCTCCTGTTCCATCTGTTGCAGAAGTTCCAGAAGTGCCGCTTGTCCCACTTGTACCATCACTACCACTTGTACCACTTGTACCTGAAGTCCCTGACGTTCCAGAAGTTCCACCTGTTCCATCTGTCGCACTCGTACCACTAGTTCCTGTAGTACCGCTTGTACCACTGCTGCCGCTAGTTCCTGAAGAACCAGAAGTTCCAGTCGTACCGCTTGTACCACTTGTTGCAGATGTACCAGAAGTACCACTTGTACCACCTGTGCCATCCGTACCACTAGTCGCAGAAGTTCCAGAAGTTCCAGTCGTACCACTTGTGCCTGTGGTTCCTGATGTACCACTTGTACCACCAGTACCATCTGTTGCTGAAGTACCACTTGTGCCGCTAGTACCTGATGTACTTGAGCTACCAGAACTACCAGAGCTACCAGAACTACCTGCTGTTGCAGAAGTCCCAGAGGTTCCAGATGTACCTGTAGTGCCTGACGTACCAGAGGTTCCTCTAGTCCCGGAAGTGCCAGAGGTTCCAGAAGTTCCGGATGTGCCTATAGTGCCAGAAGTATCAGCAGATACTAAACCACCTACAGCTACCAAGATACCGTTTTCTTTTCTTAATTGAAATTCTCCAGTAATTAAATTTTGTACGGCCACTAGTTAATATTTTTATTGTTGAACTACTACTCTCACAAATTCACTTGCATAAAATGCAACAGTACTTGCAACAGTTAACGAACCTGATGTTGAATCCCAAACAACTTGATTGCCTGTTGGGGTTCCTGCTGTCAATATTGTTCCAATGTTATTACCTTGTCTAAATGCGTTTATACAACGCTTACCAATTGCATCTGGGAAATATATCGTTAAAGAATTTAATGTAGCATTATTTGTATATTCAAATACACTAAAGTTTCCACCACCACCAGGTATTACACCACCACCACCAGTTCCATTTCCTAAAATTTGTATTGCCACTTGTACCTTTGCGCCACATAAAGCATATACATAATTTGCTACACCAACTAAAGGAACAGGATTTTGACCTGTGCCATTAACTAAATTTTGAGAAACGCCATATTCCAATGCAATTCTTTCCATGTAAAGCTGTTGAGCCTTACGAGGATCAATGCTTCCATTAAAAAAAACATTTTGCTTTGGAATATCATCATTCCATAAGTATTGAGAAATTTTCGCTATTGATACTGTTTCTTGAGGTGTCATTTTAGAAGAATAAAGCTTGGTTAGTAGATATATATGTTGCTCTGTTTAATGCAGCTTGTGCTGAATAAATATCAGATGCAAATGTAATCGCTTGATTTGCGCTATCAAGTTCAACTCTTAGAACTAATTTTGTTTGATACCAATTGGTACTTGCACTAAGATTTGAATTTGCTACTTGACTTTCAGTAAGTCCATAGTAAAATGTTTCATTGTATGCAGTAAATGCATATGAAATAGTTTTTGATGTAACCACTGCATTTGCAGCTGTTAACCATTGTACCGTAATACTTAATGCACTATCTTGTGATAATACATTTAAGCTAATACTAGTATTTGCTAAAGGCCATTCAATATAAGTAGTAAGAGTACCAGCAGGTACTAACATAGTACCATTAGCTTGCAATAGATATATTCTACGCTTTGTAATAGTAACATCGGAGCCTGTTGAAGTATCTGTTAAAGTTATAACAGATGGCGTGCCGCTAAACTGACTTGCCGTAAAATTTGGGGTAAGAGGCATTTTGCTAAAATTTTACCCAAATATAAGAAAAATATAGCTATATTGGCCTATTTTCTTTTCTTCATAGACTTTAATTTGCTCACTTTCTTAGGCAGTTTCATCCCCTTGCTAGCTTTGTTCCACTCATCCACATCAACTCCCTGTTTTTCAAGTTTGTTTTTGTGGATGTTAAAGTAGGCTTCTTGTGCCTTTGATTTATATGGCATAATTTAATTCTTTTTATTTTTCTCAGCCTCCATTGCCTTGCGAGCTTCTTCCATTGCTTTTTCAGTTGCTTCTTTAACTTCAAGTTCCTTAAAATCAATGTTTTTCATAGTTTCAATAGCTTTATTCATTTTTGCCTTAAACTCTGGAGTTTGAGCACTTGGTGGCACATTTTTAATTCTATCGTATAATATATCTATTTGTTCCTGTTGCTTTTTAGTTGGATTAAATACTCCCAATCCAACATTGCCTCTAATTCTATTCATAAAGTCTTTCTTATCCCTAAATTCACCTTTTTCATCAAAGAATCCACCAATTTCGGCAGCAATAGGTATTCTGGTAAATCTATCTACTAAAGTATTTACTCTTTTGCCTGGAACAAACATACCTGCTAAAGTTTGGAATGGTAATCTTGCTTCTACTTCATCAATTGTAGTTTCAAATTTATCCCCTGCGCTTCCTCCCATTTGATTTATTTGGTAATTATCAGCTATTAAAGATACAGATAAAAATTCTGGAAGGTGATTTAAGAATAAACTAGCGGCTTTTGGTAATCTTACACCAAAAAACTCCCATTCACCAGCTTTTAATTGTTGGCCATCAGAACCCATTATTTTGCGTTTCCTTTGATCATCATAAGTACCACCATATTTTACATTACCATTAGCCAAACCATAAGCCGTAGCAAGCATAATCGCACTTCCAAAAAGACCTCTTCCAATAACCCCATTAATATAAACTCTTTCTTTAAGTGGTATTTGTTTCCAACCATCTTTTATAGCACTAATTAATCCATCATATGTTTTACCTTCAACTTCATTTAACTTCATTCCTTTTTTAGTTTCATTAGCTAATCTTACAAAACCTTCAGTACCTAAAGTTGAATAATCTATACCTCTCTTTGCTAAGTTTACGGCAATTGTTGATACAGGCATAAGCCCCTTAGTAATATATCTAGTATATTTGCTTTTTTCGCTACCCTTACCTCTTGAAATAATCTTAGACAATGCTGTCTTATTAGTCAATCTACCAGCCTCATATGCATCAGCAGCTAATACCATTGCAGTACTTATGTTTTCAGGGCTTAATTCCATACCTTTTCTTTGGAAATATTTTAAAGTAGATGAAAATACTTTCATCATTTCAGGTCTAGCTGATAAAGTTGATTTCATAGCACCATGCATCCTGATCCAGCCATCTAAAACATAACCTGTTTTACCTAGTATAGTTCTATAATCTGATATATCTTTTTTAGTTGATTTACCAATACTTACATCATAATCAGTAGCTCCATGTTTAATATATTGCCAAAATGAATTTAAACTATTAGATTCAATACTATTATATAATGTTGAAACAGCATATTCTAAATCAGCTTTTTTAAATTCTTTATCTGCTTTTTTAATATCACTTTCGCTACCATTTTCATATGCATTTTGTAAATTTTCTAAAGCATAATCTCTATTATCTTTTAATTTATTTATATATTTTTCGGCAGCTTCTTTATTTTTAAATGCAGCAAATGTTTTAAAACCTTTTTTAACAGAATACAAACTTGTATATGGAGCACCAGTAATATAAGATGCTACTCTACCAAATGTCAAATCAACCATAGAATCTATAAATGGTTTAAAAGAACCAGCTTCTGCAACTTTAAGTGTAGTATGAATACCACTAACTAAAAATTTAGTACTTAAATCAAGTGCTTTTTCGGTAGTTGTTCTTGCTTTTTCTTTAGCATCTGCAACTAATCTATTAAATTGTCCACTTTTATTTTCTCTAGCTTTATTTAATCTAACTAATTCATCATTTCTTCTAAAGTCATAAGTTGTGCTAGGTATTTTAGTGAAATTTCCAGAAGCTATGTCTGTTTCTGCTGTTCTTATTTCATTTTCAAATTGCTTCTTTAATCTTTGTGCAGATAATTGATCAGAAGTTAATTGATTGTTATTTTTTAAATTTTTTATCAATTGATTAATTTCTGATTTAGATTCTTTTGTTATTTTTTCATCTACTAATAATTCATTTAATTTGTTATATGCTTTATTAATTTGATCATCTATTTTTTCTCCTGTAGGATTTAACAAATCTTTAATATCTTGTAATTTATCTTTTACTCTGAGATTGCTATTAGCAGTTTCTTGATCTTTAGCAATTGTAGCATCAACTGCTTTTTCCATACTTGATTCTATAATAGCATCTAAATCACTTGACAATGAACTTACAACACTTTGTTTAGTACCTAATAAATCTAAATCTCTTTGTGCTTTTAATTCTTCTTTTCTATCATTCTTTTCTTGATTAGATAAATCACTTCTTTCAATTTGTGATAATGCTTCTTGGTAATCTCTTTCTATTAAAATAGGAGGTTTAGCACTTTTTTCTAATTTCAATCCTAAATCAGCATACGTTTTAGCTCTTTCTTCTCTTGCTGCTATTAATGCATCACTAGCTTTCTTGGGATTTTTAATGGCTTGCTCATACACAGATTTAGTTGTTTTTACATATTCTATTTCTCTGTTTATTTCATCAATTTTATCTTGCTCTGTTTTAGGAGATTTACTTGTTTTTTGTACTTTTTGAGCATCTGATTTTTCTTTTAACAAAGCTTTTATTTTTTCATCTAATTCAGCTTCATATTCAGATCTAACAGCTTTTTTATTCTGTGTGCTTTCTTCTGCATGATAATCATTTGCCGCTTCTAATGCTCTCAATCTAGCTTCTTTTACAGCCAATCTTCTAACATCAGCTTTCTTTTTATTTATTTCATCTTCAAGTTTAGCTTTTGTTTGTTTTTTAAATTGATTTCTTTCAGCATAAGCATCTGCTACATCTTCTCTAGTTACGTCTGGCAATATTGATTTTAAATCTTTAGTAGCTGCGTCTAATACTTGATCATTTGTTAACTCTTCCCCTAAGTATGAATTAACTATGTCTTTAATCAATCCTTTATCAGCAAGTGTTTTATTTATATTAGTAATGCCTTCTGCTTTTGCTAATTTATTAATAGCATCTAATGTTTCTTTAGTATCAGGTAATTGAGATTTTGAAATAATTGTTTTTGCATCTTTAATAAGTTTTTCTTTATCTATATCTTTAAATTTATCAACTGCTTTTCTTAAAGCATCGGTTAAATTTTCTCCTAATTCTACAGCTTTGGCTACGGCATCTATAACATTAGCAACCATTTCTTTATAGGTACCAAAGTCAATACCCATTTTTTCAATATTTTTGCCATCACTACCTTTTAAGAACCTATCATATTCATCTGAGATTCTTATTTTAGATGCAAGATCTTTTAATTGCTTTGATTTCTTTTGCTTGACATCATTTGAAGCAGATTTTAAACCTTCTTCAAAACCTTGCTTTTTACCCTCTGAGCGCGCTTTATCAAGAGCTGCATTTATTTCTTGGTCATTAATCTTTACAATGCTTGAATTTACTTCTTTTTCAATTGAATTAAATTGTGCTTTTGCTTTTTCAATTTTTTCAACATAAGGTCTTACAGTTTTCCTTTGCTCTGCTGTTAAATTACTTTTATCTAATTCAGCTATAGTTTCTGGTACCTCCTCTACTTTAAGAATATTTTTAAGATGATCTCTAGTTAATTTAATTTCACTTCTATCTGTTTCTTGGAATACTAAATTAAATAAACCTAAGTTTCTACCTGCTTTATTACCTAAATTTCTTAATACAGATAAAACCTGCTCTCTTTGTTGAGTTAAATTTTCAACTTCAACTAAATTACCAGTATTTTGTGCTATATCTATTTTTTTATCAATACTTAACAAATGAGAACCTGCTGTAATAATATTATACTCTGTTGGTTCTGCATTACCATCTGCCATTCTATTAACTTCAATAGCTCTTTGAGTTGGTACATCAACATTATTTTCTTCTGCCCTTTTTGTAACTTCAGTTAATACATCTGTGGCTACAACATCTCCACCTCTAACATCAAACTCTTTACTAAAATTATAATTCTCACCTAAAGCTCTTTTAGATATTTCTACTTGTTGAGGAGTTTTAACTGGCTGTACTTCTTCAATTTCTGGCTCTTGTATTTTAACTTTTGTCTTAGGAGCTTTGCCTTGTTCAGTATATTGATACCAATCAGTTAATTCTTCAGGCATTAAAGCTACCTTTTGTTCTGCATATTTAAATTCAGCTTGGCCTTCTGCAATTAGTTTATTACCTTCAGTAATCTTACCTTCTTTAATAAGGTCATTGCCTTGCTTCATTTTCTCAATTGCAGCATCATTTACACCAGAAAAATTAACCCATGAATTTTGTCCTCTAGTTTCTGTAGATACAGCTCTTTGAGCATCTGGGCTAAACATTTTACTATGATCTACCCATGCAGTTTCTTCTCCTATTTTACCAAATTGATTTCTATTTACAAAATGTCCAAAATAATCATGAACAGCACGAAATTTTTCATTCCCTGTAAACCCATTTGCATCTTTTGTAACTTCACCTAAAAATGGGTGATCTTCTCCACCTTGGAATACTTTAAGTCTTTTATTATTAATAATATCTTCAAACATTTCATTTGAATTTTTATAAGGATCATCCTTAATAAATTCAACTTTAATGCCTAAGTCTTTTGTTAAATATTGGAATTGCTTATCAATTTCTTCTGCCGCTTTATTATACGCAGCTGCTACTTCCGGATTTTTACTATCATCCACAGGAAGTGCATCATAAGCATCTTTAATCTTTTTGGCTAACTCTGTATCAACTTTTTTAACTGTTGTTTCTTCAGTATCAGGTAAACCTAAAGATTTTTTATTTTTATCTATGTAATTTTTAGTAGCCTCTTTAGCTTCTATTTGCGCCTGTTCAGATTTCTGATCATAGTCGCTACCGAATCGTCCTGCTCTTTCTTTTGCGAGTTGGATAGCATCAGTGATGTTTTCCCCATATGCAGATGGGTAACGTCCTCCGAGGGAATCCCCATATTTTTGTAATAATCCAGAGTATCTATCTTGGGTGATGAAGTCTTGGTTGACTTTAAGTCTTTTGTGTCCTGTAATTCTGTTTTCATAATCATTATTTAAAGTTTTATGATCTACATTTCCATTGTCTAATATCATTACAGTATTAGATTCAGGGAACAAAGATATATCTTCTATTCCATATTTAGCTGAATTTTCCAAAAATTCTTGTGCCGCCTTTCTATCTTTAAATGTTATTCTATGTTCTTCTGTTTTGCCATTAGGATTATATTCTAATGTCATTACACTATGTTGGCCCTCTGGAGCTAATGTACCCATTAAGGCTGCAAATAACTCAACTTGCTCTTTAGTACCCCTAACTGTAGGTACAGAACTAGCTTCTCCAATGGTACTTGTAGCTCCATATTTACCTATGGTATTATTATCGCTAACTATCTCTAAACCAATGTTTTCTGCAAATGTATTAGCCATTTTTTTCCAAGCTTTAAAAGCTTTATTATCAAATGCTTTATCCCCTTGCGAAATATCTGTTATTTTACCCTCTTTAAATGGAGCATACCCTAATGTAAAATCTTTTATTTCAGGTATTGGAGTTATTTCAGATACTTTTTCACCAATCTTAATAGGCTCAATTTTCCCTCCCTTTAACCCAGCTTCCAAGGCAGGCATTAGATCTTCAATAGTTAATTTAGTTCCTTCAGGTAGAGTGATAGATGCTGATTTATATCCAGGTCTTTCAAAATCATCTCTAAGTGTAGTATCAACTAATGTGAATGTCTTTTTGCCATCTTTAATAGTTTCTTTGGTAAATGTATCTTTACCCTCTATTCTTGCTTCACTTGCATCTTGTCTTATATCTCCTACTGCATTTTCTTTTTTACCGCTAAGAACTTTATAACCCTCTGTTAATCCTTCTACTGTTACTTCTGGCATTATTTCAGTTGATTTAACTTCTTCAATTGGCTTTATTAGATTTTTATCAATATTTATAGGTACAGGATTTGTATCTCCTCTCATTGAATTAAGCGTTAAATCATACTCAACATCTTTCATAGTTACTTTTGTATCTTCTGGGAAAGATATTGATACAGATCTATAAGATACTTTACCATCTTTGTCTTGTTTAGTTTTAACTACAGTAAATATTTTTTTACCATTCTCTATTTTTTCTTTAGTAAAAAATGGATCTTTCTTCTCACCTTCTGGTTTTTTGTTTTCTTTTGCAACATGCTCTTCTGCTTCTTTAGATATATCACCTATAGAATTTGATTCATCACCATAAGTTATTTTATGTCCATCTTCTGAATTTTCAATAGTAATATCAGAAACTGGTAATTCAATTTTATTTTCATCTATTTTATTAGATACCTCAACTGGTTTTTTAACTTCTGTTTCTTCTGGCTTTAATTTTCTACTTATTATATCACCTTCTTTAGCTATATTATATTCACCTTTATCAAAAAATGTTTTAAGAGCTAAATCAGTAGCATTATCCAATGCAGATTTATCATAATTAATATTTTCCCCATGCTTATTTAAAACTCTTTCAAATACTTCTTTCAAATATCTATAAAGAGCTGTTACTATACTACTTACCCCTCCAAATTTTGCATCTTCTAAATATGTGCTATATGAAACAGTCTTTTTAAAATCTTCCTTATTTTCAATAAGTATTTTTTCAATATTATCCCTAAATTGATGGTTAACCAATAATTCTGACATAAACTCTTTAAAATCACTTAATCCATAATTTTTACCTTCATATTTAAAATCTTCACCATATGGGAATTTTTCTTTTATGTATTTATAGGTTTCTTTAAGAGCTTTATAATCTTTATTGTTTTCATTTGCATACCTGCTACTCATGCTAACCCAATGCATTAATTCATGAATACCTGATAAATATGTATTATTATTTGTATTTTCAGCCATTTTTAATTCCTTAAATGATAATAACCCTCCTAAAAGTTTTGTATCACCATAAGTACCAACTGCTCTTCCATTATTAGGTATATACCCTTCATTTACAAAAAATTTAACTTTTTCTAACCCTGGCATTCCTGAAATAGCAGTAACTAATGGTTTTAAAGGCCCATCAATTTGTGATAATTTTTCTGCAAATTCTTTAGCATTACGAGTATTTTCTTGATTAATACCCATACTAGATAAAGTAATTTTTTTATTTTTTGTACCATATTTATCATAACCGGGAAGATTTTTAAAATTCTTATAATCTTCAGCTGTTACTATTTTTATTGGTTCAACTTCTTCAATTGGTTCAACGGTTTCAGTTGTAACTATTTCTTCAGTTGGTTTAACTTCTGGAGCTTTCTCTTCTTCTATTTTTCTTTTAGCTACTCTTTCTTCTAAACCTGCGAATGGTTTCCCCGTTTCTTCAGAAAAATTACCTTTATATATATCATTTATTTTTTCTTCATTTTTAAGCCATTCATCAGCCATTTTCTTTTTCAATTTCTCAGGTAATTCTTTCTTCATATTATCCTGCATCAATTGAGATTGAATTTTTCTAGTCATTAACTCAATGGCTTGCTTTTCTTTTAACTTTTTACCATTTTCGTCCACCATTGGAGTTTTTTCTAGTACTTTAGCTGCTGCTTCAACATTTTGTTTTGCTTGATTATAAGCTTCATTTGTCATTTTACCATTAGCCTTTGCTTTATCTAATTCATATAAAACTTCATCTTTATGTAAAGCTGCTGTATATAAATCTCTTTTATTTTTATTTTCTAATGTAACCATTTCCAAGCCAGCACCACCTATAGTATTTAATAAAGCAAATGATAATGCATTAAGAGCATGTTCTTTTAACATCTCTTTATTTATTTCTTTCCCTTCTAATATATCCTTTCCAAGCATAACAGCTTCAAAGGTAGTTGCACTTTCTGCACCTGTTAATGCTTTTCTTGGAATAATATCTTTAGCGTTATTTAAAAATCCTTTTAATGTTGAATTTGGATTTTTAACAGCATTTAATATTTCTTTGTCTGACATTTTACCTATTACGTTAGATGCCATACCACCTGCCTTACTAGCAGCTCCTCTTACATATTTTACAAGATCTTCCCCAACCCCCGCAGCTTTAAAAGCTAATGAGTTTACAAATATATTACCCCAGGCAGCATTTTCAGCATCAGGGTTATTCGCTTTCATTTGTTGTGCTAATTCTTGATTATAAGATGTTAAAGCAACAGCACTAAACATTTTAGTAAAAGAACTTAGTGTTTTAGGCAATATAGATGGAGCACCTGCAGCCATACCTTCAGTCAATGCCATAGTTGCAATAAATGGGGCTAAATCTGATGCAATATTTAATACTGATGAAGCCATAGAAGTGGCACTTAAATTCCAACTTGTATCAGCAGTAGAAATTTCATATTTACCTGGATTTTTTCGTAATAATAAATCTACTTTTTCTGTTTTTTGATCTTTAGTTAAAGTGTTATCTTTATTAACTTTATTAATTTGCTCTTGTAAATCTTTATCAATTTTAGGCATAGGTCTGACTAAGGCACTTTGTGCTCTAGTTGGCATAGTTTCTATTTCAGATTCAGTGCTTAATCCTAATGTCTTTAAAGCCATTCTATTTTCAGTTTCCTTACTTCCAAAAATACCTGCCCCTAAGTTTGCTACTGTTCCCCCAATATTTAACAAGCCTCCTTTCAATTTCCTAGCAGCATTACCTAAGATTGAATTTCCATTATCTGTTAATTCTTGAGCAATTTGATAAGTATCTATATCTTTAGCATATGGGTATAAATCAGGCAAATTATTTAATCTATCTGTCGCTTCTTTTACTCTTTGTGATAAATCATTAAATTTATTTAAATCTTCTTCATCTAATACATTACCTTGTTGATTTGCCTTTTTAGATAATTCATTTAATTCTTGTTGCCCATTATTTATAAAAAGCTGCAAACCGGTTTCTTCTAAATTTTTTCTTTGTTCTTCGTAACCTGCTTGCTCATATGATGATTTAAAATCTTCAGGATTAACATCTAAAAATTTTCTATAATATTCAGCAGTTTTATCATCCATTCTATCTAAATAATTCAATCCAATAGATTGCCATTCGTTTAAATTACCAATAGGATTTAATCTTTTATCTGTATAATCTTCTAATGTACCAAATGAACCAGATGTACTAATTGCTAAATCTTGTAAAGCTTGTTGTTGTTCTTTTGGATCTCTTATGTATTGCTTTATTGCATCAGATGCTTGCTTAATATAATATTGCTTATTCTCTAAAGTGGTATTTGGATTAAAAATCTGATTTGCAATAGTATTTAAATTTTCACCTATTTTTTCATATTCTTGTTTATTTGTAGCTACATTTTCTTTACCACCAATTTTAATCCAATTATTAGCTAAATCATCAAAATTACTAACAAGATTTTGTTGCCACAAATCTCTATGTATTCTTTTAGTAAAATTATCTGGATCTTCTTTATAAGCTTTTACTATTTCTTCATCATTACCATATGCACCGGTATTTGGATCAATATAGTTTTTATTAGGTAGATTTCTTACTCTTTGTAATGATTCTCTAAAATCTTTTGGGAATCCTTGCTCATCTAAATGCTTTTCTATATCACTAGCAATCTTAATTTTATCAGGATTGTAATCTGTGCTTGATTGAACAGGCATGCCACTCATGTCAAGTGCGACATTATTATTTACTTCTTTTTGTTGTAAATCATATGCTTGTCTTGCTAAAGCAACTGGGTTTGCATTTTTATCAAATGGCTCAGTTCTTGGTATAGATTTTAATGCTGATTCTAATTGAGCATATCCATCTGCACCAGTCGCGACAAGATTTTTTTTTTCAGGAATGACAACATCTAAGCTGTCATTAAATGCCTTAAAATCAGGCACATTACCTGCGCCATATACATCTAATAAATTTTCACGAACTGCATATCTATATTTAGGATCTGCAATTTTTTGAGAAAATATTTCATATGTAGGCAAATGATCTTGACCATATGCATCTAATAAATTATCATATACTTTTTTTGTATAAGGATTTGGCTTCGGCTTTGGTTTTGGATCTGGATCAGGAGTAACTATTGTTTCAACTGGTAATATATCTTCTTTTATTATTTCTTCTGCCATTATATTAGATTTAGTTCATTTTATTTTTTGGTGTCTTTTTAGGTGTTCCACCGCTAATTATGTCAACGCTTCTTTGAGAGCCTACAGCATCATCTACTATCTTACTAGATAAAACTTCGGTTACAGGAACAGCTTTTTCCCAATCATATTCTCCTGGTATAATAGCACCATTTGATTTCGTTTTAGGATAAGCATAAATTATAGTACCATTGCTTGGATCTCTACCAAATATAGGTGTTAATTCAATCTTCTTAGTTTCATATGGAAGATTTTGATTCATCAATGCCTCATCTGCAATTGTTTTAGGTATTTCTTTTGATCCTTTATATGGATTTGTATATGTTACTGGTAAATTTAATCTATTAAGATTTTTATTTGGCCCAATAACATCAGAAGTTATATAGCTAGCTAAAGCATTATTATACACTTTTTGACTACCTTGCATTGCAATTGCTTTTAAAATAGTGTTAGTATTTGATGCATCATTAGCTGATGTAATTTTGTATTTTCTATACCAATCTTTAAATTTACCCTCATCATTCATTACCATTTCTGTTGATGTAATAGTTTCTCTTTCTTGATTTGCAGCTGCAAAAGCTCTAGCTAAATCGCTACCTGATTGTATGGTTGGTTTTACCATTTGAACTGTAGCTGGATCTTGATAAGTATATAATTCCCCAAAAAGAGGATTTAATTTATCTACTAACTTTTTATCATTATACAATTCATCAAAATGTTCTTTTACTCCTTCATCACTTGCATATTGATCATATGCATTATCACCCATTTTCTTTAATGCTTGATTTGAAGCAATAAGTTTTGTAATTTTTTGATCATACCCGGTATTTTTACCGTTATCAATAATTGGCTCTGACTTAGTATCTTCTATTAATTTAATTTTACTCGCAGTATTTTCAAAGAATTTTTTAGGATCATATGCATCAAATACTTTAATATTTGCAAATGATGGTTCTTTATATTCAGAAGAACCATATGGTTTATCAGCAGCATCTAGAACATCTATAACATTAGCACTAATTCGTTTACCAGTAGCTCTATATTTATCAACTTCATCTTTAAAAGCTTTTACTTTAGCTGTTTTTTGCTTTGCGCCATCAATATAAGCTTGCATATTTTTGTACTTTGATGTCAATGTACTATTAGCTTCATAACCATCTCTGGATGGTTTTCTTATATTTTCTTTATTTTTGATACCATATTCTTGTGCATCATTTAACATATCTCTAAAAACAATAAGTTCTTTATCACCAAGTCCAACAGGGTTTATTTGTTTTTCCCAGTCTTTAAAATACTTATCCATAGCCTCACCTCTAGCCTCGTTTTTTGTTGCTTGATCAATTAAAACTTTTGTAGCAGCACCCCCTAAATCTAAATTTAATTTTGCTCTTCTATATGGATTACCCCCCATTAAACCTGTACTTTTACCCATTACAATTTATTTTATTATTTGATTTTACCACCTGCTGCTACTTTTGCTGCCGCTTTTGCTGCTCTTGCTCCTTTACGATCATCAAAGTAATCCTTATATAATCCTTTAGCTCCAAGAGCAGCTATATTACTAACTCCAACAGCAGCATTTTGGAATCCAACACCGGCCTGTTCATTAGCAGAAGCCATTTGCATTTGATCTACTCCTAACCTTGTTTTATATGGAGTCATTTGGTTAATATCAAATGCTTTAGCTGTTTGGCTACCTTGCATATTAGTAGCACCACCTAATTGAGAAAATTGAGAATTTTTATTTTGAATAGCTCCACCGATTGCCCTATCTTTTTGATCTTGAACCATTTGATTTATTTTTGAAGCCATCCCAATTGCGGCACCTCTTGATTGCCCTGCTTTTAAAGTATTAGCAGCTGTTCTATTAGCCTGCTTAATTGATTCCGCATACCCAGCACTTTGAAAAGGGTTTTCATTATATCTATTCAATGCTAATTGATAATAATCTTTGATAGATTTATCTGGTTTGTAAATAGGACTATTAGCGGCAAGTTTATCTAGTCTTTTTTGCGCTTTGTCAGCTTTTCTTTGGTTATCAATACCTTGGTAAATACCGAATCCGGTACCTAAAAGTGATGCTCCTGTTGCTACGAATGACATATCTATAAATATTTATTGTTAAGACCTTTTTTAAATTCAATATGCATATCAGTCCCAGTTAAATAATTAATATGAGGTTCTAATATTTCATTTTCTATTTCATCCACTATTTCTTGTTTTTTCTCTTCACTTAATTCATTGTACTTTGATGTCATATTTGGCAGTGGATGATAAGTTGTCCAAATACAATCTTCTACAATATATAAAACCCTTCTAGTTCCAGCTTCAGTTATACCAGTATAAGGAGCTGATATTTCACACCAATCTTTTCCATCAATAGATACAGCCACAGTTCCATGAGAAATCGTATATGGATGCTGTGTTTTATGTATCATACTAGTAATCAAAGAACCAGCAGGCATTGCAATTTGTCTTATATACATGCCTTCTGTAAACTTATGCGTTAATGGACAATCTATTAATTCAAGATTTTCAACAATAGCTTTTTCTAATTCATCAACTCTATTGTCATTTTTTCTTTCAATACCTACCATTTTTATCTATTATTTAATGGAGAATTAATAAATTTAGTCGTTGCGCTGTTCAAATATACGAAAGAATTTGCATTATTATTAGCAAATTTTATGGTAATATACCCTCCTTTTAAGCTATCCCCTTCAATTAAGCCACCTGGACTGTTCTGGTCTTTAAAGAATGATGCATGATATTCAGATTCAAGGGTTTGGAAATCACTTTCAAGCAACGTACTTTCTTGTTGTACCCCATTGGTTGACATTTGAGTATAAATTATAGGACATTCCCATATACTATTACCCGTTTCCATTACAGAAATCCAAGTTTTTTTGTCTAATGCCCCTCCAGAACTAAATACAGACGTTATTTCAGCTGGATATTGAACCCCATAAAAATTACAATATGTATTATTTTTATGCATCCAAATAGCCCCATTTTTAAATGTAAAAACCGTAATATTCAAACATCCCATCATTTCTGGGTGATATGAATAAAATGATTCAAACCCATTAGCTACTTCATCAAATGAAATAGTATATGGATCCTGGTGATATAATAATGTATTTGGCATTTTTTAATTTTTAAGGTGCAGTAGTAGTGGTTGTAGTCGTAGGTGCAGCCGTTGTAGTTGACGTTGTAGTTGAAGTCGTAGTCGTTGTTGGAGCCGCAGTTGTAGTAGTAGTCGTTGTTGTTGGCCCCGCAGTGGTGGTAGTAGCGTTTGTTACATTTATATTTAGAAAATTAACACAATAAGTAGTTGATTTTACTCGTACTATAGTTGCAGCAGTAGGTAAATTATTTGACAAAAACCCAGCTAAGAGTTGTGCCCTTGTTATTCCTGTTTCAAAAGGGACAACATAAGAATCTGAATTTGAATATAAATCAAAAGGGCCTGCTGCCGTACCTATTGTTGTTAATGTTATTGTAGCTGTTGCCATATATTATTATTATTATTTATAAACATGATGATACATAAGCCCCTACTGCACCTGTAGTTGTATTATAATTATAAATAGAACTAGGCAGGAATCCATAAGAATTATTTCTAACAAAAGAATACCCTGTAAATGGCGTAGCTCCATAAGGATCTAAAAACAAAAATGCAGGAACATTGAAAATACACAAAGGATCACCAGGATCACATGGGGGGCCATAAACAGGAGTTGTTGGGCCTATACAAATATTATTAGATCCACTTCCACCTATGACACCAAATACAAAATTATTAGGATAATAAACATATGGTGATTTTACTACTGTTCCACCAGCTAGTAAACAATCTGCATTTGTAGTTGTTGTTGATGTAGTTGTTGTTGATGTAGTTGTTGTTGTAGCAGGTGAAATAGCAATAGTTAATGCATTAGTGCATATTCCTTGAGAAGTAACGAATACTTGAGTAGCTGTATTATCAGCAAGAACTGTTACTCCTACCAATAATTCGGCTAAAGTAGCAGTTGCTGGCACCAATGTACCAACATTTGCAGTTAATGTAAAATTAGGGCCTAAATCTGTACCTTGATTTGAATTTAATTTAACTAGTATATACATAATTTATTTTTATTTACAGCTTTTTATTAATTTTATATTTACAATTAAGGGCAAATCCCTTCTACACAACCTAAACATCCAGAATCTTGACAATCTATCAAACTACTATAAGTTACACATGGTTCAGCTCCTGGACATATATATATAACAGGTATTGCCGTTGTAGTTGTAGTCGTAGGCGCAGCTGTTGTAGTTGTAGTCGTAGGTGCAGCTGTTGTAGTTGTAGTCGTAGGTGCAGCCGTTGTAGTTGACGTTGTAGTTGAAGTCGTAGTCGTTGTTGGAGCCGCAGTTGTAGTAGTAGTCGTTGTTGTTGGCCCCGCAGTGGTTGTGGTGGTAGTTGTAATAGGTGGTGTATAAATTATTGCAATACCTCCATTGAAAGTACAATCAGAATATCTACTTATTTCTTCCATTGCTATTATATACTTATTAGTATAAGCATCAAATACGCCATAAATACAAGGATTACCTGTATAAATTGCACCATCAGCCGCAGCACCATTATTTAATGTTTGCCTATATGTAGCTAATTTTGCAGTAAAAAAAGCATTTGTGAAATAAACTATACTAATTGGTGTTATCCCATCTTGACTTAACCTACATACTACGCCTCTATAATTATCTACAAAATAATCTGAAAAGTTATTCCAAGCAAGACTTGTAGCCGCGTCCCCAATACCATAATCACCTGAATAATATTGAATTTTATTAATTAATTTATCAGTATTAGCCTGTAATGGGTTGTTAGCACTGTCTTTAATAATTTGTGTTAATAATGGTACATTACCAACTTTGAATTTTTGATAAACTTTCAAATATCTATCTCTAACATGTAATCTTATTACATCTCCGAAACTTCTATCGTATTCATCAAAATCTTCAAAATAAAATGTATTTGTGCCATTAATATTTGTATTAACTTGGTAAGATTGGCTAAATCTTATTAAAGTTGGGAAATATATTTGTCTTGCGTTTTCATCAATAACAGAAGCCCTTCCATTACTATTCATTGTTAAATTATACGCATCATTAAAACTGCTTTCTATGATCTCTATAGTTTTATTTTGCAATACCCCCATAGTCAAATCAAAAGAAGCTACATAAGCATTGTCTGCATATACGCCTATCCAAGCTTTTGTACTAGCAGGAATAGTTACTTTTGTATCACATGAAAAAATATACCCACTTGCATCTATTACATGAGTTGTTTGTATTATTTGTATGTTCTTTTGAGTTGCACTTACTAAATACATTCTAAAAGAAGGCACTACATTAGATGTTGTTGTATCTACTGTTATCCTTACATTAAAAACAATATTTAATAATATAATTCCCGTAGTTTTATTATAAAAAAATCCCGTATCAGTAAATTCTGGATAACAAGGGACAAAACACCCCGCAGATAAATTAACTATTACTGGTTGAGTTGAAACCTGATAATTACTATTATCAAAAGGCCCTTGCCCATTTTGAATTTCTAATTTCATTACTAAACTAGGTAGTATAGTCAATGTTAAACTAGGTATAAGATTTACATCTTGATTCCCACAATTGTAAACCCATTGGTTATTTAATATTATACTTCTTTTCCTATAAAATAAATCTCCATTAGTACCGCTAACAATAGCAGGAACCGTTGATGGGTTTGTTGAAGATTGAGTTTGCTCAAGGCCTATGTGATACGCATTTGCTGTACCAGAATTTCCTATTCCAAAACATTTACCAAATTCATAAAAAAACTTTTGTGATTGATCAGAATTTGTTGAATAATTATACAAAAATATTTCATAATGTCTAAAATCTGGATCCCCATCAAAATTAAAATTAGTGGGATCTGCATCAACAACTGCTTGAGGGTATTTTATTTTTATAAAATTTCCTTCTTTTACACCAACAGTTGTATTAATTGATCCTTCTGTACCTAAAATTTCACAATCAAAAATATTAATATTTTTAATAGCTCCAGTTGAATCAAATCTTCTTAAAAATGTAATTCTATCACCAGGAACAAAAGAATATGATACAACATTTACTGTTGTACTAAATTGTTTATTATATTCAGAAATATTAGATACATCAATATATGCATATGATTCTAAATCATATACTGGTGTTACAATATTTAGCGATAATGGGCTTCTATAAGCACTATTGCTTATCCAAAATAATCTTTTATTATAAGTAGTATTGTTTGATCTTACAACTTGATAGTATATCGCCTCCAATGGAGGTCTATTTTTAATTTCTAAATATGTTTGCGGAAATTGTGTCCCATTATTTTTATACGTAGTAAAAGTAGATAATCTACTTGTTTGTGTACCAATAGTTCTTCCTTGTCCATCAAAATATTGCAACCCATATTGATAACCAGAATCCCAAGAATTTGCATATTGAGTATTATCAGGGTTATTTGTAGTAGAACTAATATATTTAACACCACTTGAATATAATGTAAAATCATTTGTATTTGACATTGTTAATACATTCCCAACTAATGACACTTGAGTCCAGTTATTACCATTAGCAACCAAACCTGCTGATATAGAGGTAAGGATTGACAAAACAGTTTTTGGAGTGGTTAAATTTTGATATGTATATCCTATATTAGTGTAACTTGAATTTACTACGTTTACAACATATTGACCGACTGGATTATCCAATGTAGTAACATTTCCGTTTGTATTTATCCCCGTACCATACAAATATATTTTCAATATTTTACCAGTTGAACCACTATCTATTCCATTACAAGTAGCAAAAAATAACAACCCACAATAATCTTTAAAGAAATATATTGGTACTGGAATATCTAATGCAGAATTAGGAGTATATGCTAACAAATCCATATTTGTTTTATTATAACCTTCAGTTATTCCAGAATATAATAAAGTATTTCCATTTGCTAATTCAGCTGCATTTGCTTTTTGAGGAACATAATCTTGCAATTGACTAGATTCTATAACATCAATTTGGCCATAAATACTATCATTGTAAAAATTATATGTATATATGGCATTATCAGGAATGGCATTATCTGCTTTATCCAACTGCTTTATTAAAAACCAATCAGATGTTATGTTATTATTATTTTCTCTAAAACTTAACTCAATTGCTTTTACATCTGTACCTCCAGTTGATACGGAAATAGAAATTCTAGCATTTAAACTTAAATCAGGGTTAGTTAAAAATAATGTAGGTTGTTGAGGTAATGGAACTATACTTTTTGAACTCCATACAGATTTTTCATTATTGTCATAAACAAATCTGTAACAAAATTGGTACAATGAATTTCTTAAATTGTTTACAGTTACCAATGTATCATTTTCAAAAGTAACTTTAGGAGGCATAACTGGAGGAGCTTTTGCTATTAACAAATACTCTAATTTCCAAGATGTTCCATAATTTGAAATTATGTTTATACTTTTAGGTGGATTTAATCCATCATTGAAGTACAAAATATCTCCTTCATTATCTCTATAAAATATATTAACTGATAATACTTTATATGAAGGATTAAAAGTTAAAATATCTATTCCGTCACTATCAGTTTTGCTTACTAAAACTTTAACAATATTATTATTACTTAAATCATAATATAAAATAGAATTATAACCATTACTATTCCATAAAAAATAATATGCCCTATTTCTTATTTTATCGGGGAAAAACCCAATAATCTTATTAGTTCCAGCAGGCAAAGTATATGGTAATAAAGTATTACCTAAGATATTAGACACTACTCTATCCTGACCAATACCCTCGGCATCTTTTGTAATATTTAATGCATCAATGTAATCTCCATTAGATATTCTATACTCAGCAATATCTAAATTCAATTTACCATTAAAAGGGTTATTTATAATCATTTATTATGCTTTTACGGTCATTCTTTGTGTATCTAAATTATTTTCATACGCTTGCATTAAATACAATGGTTTAAATTGAGCATTTGCTAATCTTCTTTGATTATAAAACTCTTGTTTTCTATCTCTTTTATCACCTAAGTTTCCTTTTCTTGTAGTTGGCAAATTTATAATATCTCTCCAAGCTAACCATGAAAGCATTGCTTCTCTAAATTGAATAGGGATAGAAAATGTTTCTTCTGGATTACCACTTGATAAGTATTCTATCATTAAATAAGAGTAATAGAAATATTGATTAAGCAATACTACACCATTTGAATCATCAATATTAAATTGACCTACAAATGGAGATCCACTAGGAAGCCCATAAATGTTATTAAAACCATATCCATCCCAATAATTAAACCACACCGGCAAGTCTGATTGATACCAGGCTGCCAATGTATTATCTTGCGTTAAATCTAATCTATTAGGTTGCTGATCACCATAGTAAGTCATTTTAGAGTTAAATTTCAATGGGATAATTTCACCTACTGAATTTAAAACACCAATTTTAGTATAGCTAATATAATCATTTGGCAATTGTGCTGTATAATTAGTCATATCAACTGGCACTTTTACTGTTCTTATTTTATAAAAAAAGTCAAGGCCTAATTTTTCCATACCTCTAACAGCTATATTGTATAGCTTTGTATATTTGTGTACGGATTGTTCACTTTCATCAATGTAATCATTAATTACTGAATCAAGGGTTATATAATTTCTAACTTGCGACATTTTTAATTATTTGATAAGTAAGCTAATATATCATTATGTCGGATCAGGAAATGCATTTCATTATTTACTATAATAGGCTCTCCTGCTCCTTTGATATGAAAAATAACATCATCTTTTTTGGCCTCAATTTTTATTTTAGCTGTACCATTGCCAACTGAAATTACTTTTGCCTTACAATTTCTTTCTCTAAATCCTTCAGGCAATAATAACCCACCTTCTGTTATTTCTTCAGGTGCAAATGGTTTTACTAAAACGAAATCTCTAATTGGTTTCATATGTTTCTTTTTTAATTATCTACTCCATCATTGCTAGTATCAATTGGTCTTGATTTTTCAAAAGCCAATTGTCCTTTTATATATTCAATAATATGTGGGATATAATCATCTGGTACAACTAATGTTGAAGTTAAATCTGTTGAATCACCACCACTAATTAATCTTAATGTTGCTTTATAATTTGTTAATGGTATTGCACTTTTAACATAAATCTTTTTACCTTCTATCCAATAAAGTATTTTATTTTGAATTGGTCTTAATTGTTCTTGATAAGCAACTTGATTCATACTTAATGGCATAGCCGTTTGAGATGTTTTTTTATCACCTACAAATTGCAACATAGCTACACCTTCATTTCTTCCTAATGCATATGGTATAACTGGCAATGCAACACTATATGTAACAGAATCAACTGTTTCTGCATTAATAGTAATGTCCGTAAATGTTGTATAAAATGAATTATTTACATAAGCTATTCCGTCAATTTGAATATTATCTGTATAATTCTTCTTTGCAGCTAAACCAATAGCATCATTAAGCCATTGATTAACTAAATTATAAGTAATATTTGAATCATCGGATGGCTGTCCGTTATATATTTGTCGCAATACTCTTTCTATAAGCGCATTTCTAGTCATTACTGTCCTGTTTGTGTTATTTGATTAGCATATTGCTCTACCATGCCGTCTTGTAAATTTAATCCAATTAATTTTAATGCACGCGTAATAATTTCTAGCAAGTCAACATCATCCCATACTGGGTTTACACTTCCAGTTACAGGAGTTTGAGCTGGAGGTTGAACTTGTCCAGGAGGGGCATAAACCGGCCTACCACTTACAGTTGTATAAGCCCATACAATATCTGGTGCATTTTTAACATAAGTCAAAATAGCAGTTCCTAATGTTTTTGGATAAAATTGAAATTTGTCAGGCTCTATTAAATAAATAGGATTAGTTGCAACAGGATCAATTTCGCTATTATAATAAGAATATAAACTATCTTGAGGTACAAATCTAATCCTTTTAAAATCAGTTGTAATTATCGCGTCCACTTGCAAATAATTAGCAGGATAAGGGGATTCCCCAGTTGAAGCATTAATAGTCAATGTAGCCTCTGTAATCAAAGGTGTTAATCTTTGTCTTATATTTTCATTTTGACTATAATTAATCCTAGCTTGCGGCCTCCCGTATTGGTATTGTTGAAACTCTCCTAATAAATAATCTTGGTAAGAAATCTGTGCTTGATTTATTACAAGATTAAAATCAGATGGTGTCAAATAACCATTTTGGGCTTTATTAACCGCAAATTGGCAAATACGATACATATCATTAACATTCATTGAAATAAGTTATACAACAAATATACGAAAAAGTAACAAAAAAGCCCCGTAATTTTTAGGCTACAGGGCTTCTTTTATTTAGAGGGGGAAGAACTACACTAATTTCTTTAATTGCTCTAAAAATGCCTTACTTTCATCTTGAGGGAACATTGCAAATTCAACTAAATAATTTTGCGGTTTTTTGTCAGATGGTATCTTACAAATATAACCTCCATTATTTGACCAATAAGCTGAACCTCTTTTTGTAGTAGTATCAATTTTATTATCAATTAAAGCTTTTTTAACTATAAATGCTATTTCAACTTCCTTAGAACCAGCACTTTGCATAAACTTATTAGGTTGAGCTTCAGCGTAAAGTTCATAGTCGTTTCTTAATGCATCCATAGATTTAGGCATCCCTAATTCATCTGTAAATGTAATTCCCAAGAAATTGCAGTGCTTGCGCATTTCTTCGTCACTTGCCAATGAAGCATATTTAATTGCTTCAACTTTAGCAACTCTTTTAGCTCTTTCAAGCTCTGCTGTTCTCTGTGGATTCCATTGAAAGAATGTAATTTTTCTAGTACCTTTTTTGTTAGGATTGTCTAAATTAGCGTTACATAGATTTAAAAACTCAAGAGCTTCTACATCGTAATCAGCTATTCTTAATACTCTTCTATCAAAAATTAAGCTTCTTCTGTTTTGTTCAACGAATGATTTTTCAAGTCCTTTTTGATCTTCTACCCAAATACTTGGATAACCTCTCAAAAGTCTTATTCTTTCCATTCTACTTTTCTTTTCGTTCCAAACATCGTCAATACCTTCCATATGGTATCTGCCATTTTTCTTAGTATCTGATAATTTGAAAATCTTGAAAGTTGTTGCTGTATTAGATGATAAGGATTCCTGCATAGCTTGCGCAGCCTCATCATTTTGTCTTTGTACTTTTACTTCACCTTGTTGCGAAAAGTTAGCATCTGCTAACCCTATTGCCTTTAACTTTGCCATAAATGGTTTTTTAAATGTTAAAATAGGTAGAGGCAATCAATAAAGTTGCCCCTACCATAATTATAAGTCCTAAATAACTAATTAGTTACCTTGAACGATGATGAATTGGTTTGCTGCACAAACACGAGTACCACGATAAGTGATCATCGCAATTTGATTAGTCATTGTACCATCTGTTGGATTAGGAGATCCACCACCATATTGCCATACACGAATACCGTTACCAACAGTACCACCCTGAGGAGGTTGTTGATACATAATAGTGATATTCTTGTAAACTTGAGCGGTTTTAGCATCCTTAGTTTCACCCATTGGGTAGATTAAACCAAAATTACGGAAGTAATCAACTTGTGGAGTTAAACCAGTTGTAACCTCAGTGTTAAATGCGGCATACTTCTTAACAGACAATAAATATCCATCAATAAAGATTTCTTGGAAACCATAAGCAACAGAAGCCTCTTTAGACTTTTCACCTTGTCCATAAACGAAAGCACCAGCTGGGTAAGCAGCAAAGATACCATCAGAGAAATCTTGTCTTTGGAAAATGTCAGTTAACCATGCAGATTGTTTAGCACAACCGTTAACATCCATGATACGAGTGATTTCATGTAATTTAGCGATGTCTAATGTACCTGGAGTGTAACCAACTGTTTCACCATCAGCAACTACTTTAGGGATGATACCTACAGAACCTTGAGAGTTAGAATCAATTGCAGTGTTATTTTGTAAATTACCACGCATTAATTTATTTTCTACGTTATTTTTGAAACGAACAAGAGTCTTATACATTCCTTTGTAAGTAAACGCAGTAACGCCATTTTGAGCCATATCTGGAGATACAGGGAACTCATAATATGTTTCAGCCATTTGCGCTAAGTCAGTGTTAGACCAACCATCACGAATTTCTGTTACATAGTTATCATATCTTTCATCCAATTGAATCAAAGGATTGATAGCTTGAGAAGCTTCACCAGCATCTGCGTCACCACCGAATAATAAAACCTCACCAGCTAATAATGAACCAGAACCAGCTGATTGAAAACCTTGAGAAGTTTGCTTAGGAGCAACAACAAAAGTAAATGCATTCGGAACAGAATCATCAATAGATACGATAACACCCTCAATATTTGAAGATGCAACACGTAAAGTTTCATTAACTCTTAATGGAGATTGAGTACCACTGTTGTAGTAAGCTTCTGCTCCTAAAGTTAATGTAATAGAAGCACCAGCTGCGGCAGCAACTGTGCTATTGTTTGTAACACCTGGCATTAATTTACCGCGGTTTTCAAACCAGAAGTAGTTTAAGTTTTTAACTTCTTCCATGCCGCTATGAGCAGCTAACCACCATGTAAAATCTTCATTGCCATACTTTTGAGTGTATTGCTTGTAGTACTGTGGTGTTAATAATTGTAGGTCAACCATAAGTTGCCTATTCTGGGTTTGCAACGAGATTGAACCCGGCTGCAAAATATTTGAGGTAGGTATTCCTGCCATGATATTTGTTTTTTGTTTTAAACGCCTCCTCCAAAGGCAATATCAAGTTACGAACTAAAGGCCCATTCAGCCATTCTTAGCCTTTCAGCTTCAACGCCATTTAAGTCTGGTTTCGCTCCTTGAGGAGTTGCGGTTTGGTTGATATTAATGTTTCCATTCTTCTTTAAATGAGCCAACAATCTTTGAGATGCTGCTTCATTTGCTATTTTAGAGAATATTTTTTCACGATTCTCTAACAGATATTTATCTGCCATTATTTGTTGAACATTTGGTTTACCGTCCTTGTTAAACCATCTGTTTTCAAAATAAGTATCAGTGTCAAAATCCTCTAATTGATTCTTCATTACCAATTTTTCATCTTCACCAACATTAAACGAAATCGGTATTTCAACATCCTCGTCTTTTACCGATACATTAAATCCGTTGAAGGATTGGAAATCAGAATTTAGCGTTTTTTCATATTCAGATCTAGCTTCTTGCATTATCTCAAATTCTGCTTGAGATTCAGCTTGTCTGCCAGATTCATTATAAATATCTGGTAATTGAATATCAGATTTATATTTTTCTAATTCTGGTCTTGAAAGCTTTGCTTCAATCATTAATCTTTTCTCAACATAATCAACTTGATTTTGCCAAGTTTTTACTTTTTCAGTATAATCTTCATCAGAATCATCAAACGTCTGTTCTGGCTTTAAAGGTACATAAAATTTTTCAAAAAATAAAAGATCAATTTCTTCCTGATCTAAATCTTTATGTTTATTTTTTATGTTTTCCTTTATAATTTCTACAGCTAAATCAGGATTTAGTTCAGCTGTAGTTAATTTATCAAGTCTTTTTTGTTCATTTAAAACTTGATAAACATCATCTGCCTTACCTTCTCTGATAGCATCAAACAATGTTTTACTCACATCATCTTTAAATTCAAAAGAAGGTTGTTCTTTAAATTTTTTAAATTGATTTTCAGCATCTTCTACACTTTCAAACCCAAATCTTTCTTTTACAAATTGGTTTTGATCAAATGATGAATTAGATACTTGTTCATTTTGAGCCGATTGAGTACCATCTTGCGGCTCACTTGGTGCAGTAGGGGCTACTTCTACTGCTGGTTGTACTTGTGGTACATTTTCATCCGAAAACGGATTGTAACCTTCTGCCAGCTTAATTGGTGCTGACATGTCTGTATTCTCTGGCATAAATGCTGATTTGGTTTCTATTTTGTTTAAGCCGCTGTTGTTGTTGTAGTTGTTGGTGCAACTGTAGTAGTAGTAGTAGTAGTAGTTCCAGAACCAATTACTATAGTCCCACTACCATTTATGGTAATAGGATATAAAACAGAATCATCTGTTAATAATTGTACGCCATACCAACTTGTACCATCTCCATAAATAGGCTGTGTTAATCTACTATCGGCAAATAATACATTTGCGGATGTTAATGTACTTGTTGTTGCATAAACAATTTGAGTGCCTTGATTAACTCCTATAAGATTTGCCTGAAAGGCATTAGGGTATGTATTTTTAGACAATACATATGCTATTGAATTTGCCATTTTTTTTATTTTTTTTTATTAAGGTGCTGCTGTTGTTGTTGTTGTTGTTGTAGAACCTTGTAATAATAAATATTTACCAATAATGCCAAATTCCACAATTCCAGCAGCTGCAATGGATGAAACATCAGTTTTAGTGGATAAATTTACCCCTAATACTGCTACCCCATTAATAGGCACTTCTGGTGCAGGCAATAATTGCCCTGTTATAGAACCATCATCATTCGTAGTGCTAAAACTAACTGTTCCAGATGTCCCTACAAATTGAACTACTGCTGAATCCCATCCAGATAAATCTTGATAGAAATTGTTATTAGCATTAAAAGATTCAGTTGCATCTACAACTGTACTAATTTTTGAGCTAAATTTTTGTAGTCTTATTAAAAGTTTACTTACCGTTGCCATTTTTATTTATTTTAAGTTTTTATTTATTGTTGTTGCATTTGTTGTTCCATCATCATTTGTTGCTCTTCTGGTGACATCTGTTCACCTTCTTGGCCTTGTTCTTGTCCCATATCTTGCTGTTGCATTTCAGCTTGTTGTTGCTGTTGCATTTGTTGCTGTTGCTGCATTAACGCTTGTTCTTGTTGTTGATTTTGAACAGTAATTGGAACTGTTACATTTTGTAACATACTCATAACTAATTGTTGCAATTCAGCCGGAACTGGTATATTTGCTTTTGCTAAATCAAAAACTCCTTGTAATATAATTTCTTTTTCTTTAGTTAATGATTTTTGTTGTTCTATAGCAGAATCAGCTTGCATTTTGGCTTGTATGCTTGCTTGTTGAGCTTCAGCGTTTTGTTGACTATTATTAGAAGCATTTTCTTGCTCTGTTTTGATATATCTCTTTTGAGCTTGTCTAAAATATAATTCACCTAATTCTACATTTTCTTTAGCCATTCTCATTGCTTTAAATGGATCTAAATAAACCACAAATTGAGGATTTGATGCAATTGCATTGTTTATCATACCCTGCAAGTTTGCTAAATCATAATCAGTAGGTAACATTTTAATTGTAGCAAGAAAATTTCTATCTACAACATCTTGTTCATTTAATAGATTTCTATATCTTTTAGCACCATAAGTCACACTTTTATTTATTAAACATGCAACTTTTTTAGCTGTTTCTTCCATTACATATATATAAGCATCATACATATATTCAGTAGCATTATTAGCTAATTGCCTAGATGCTTGAATGTTAGAAGCTGAAACTCTTGGTTGCGCAGCCTGACTCATTAAATTAGGATCTTCACCTAATTCATCTTTTAATACTTGATAATGAAATTGGTATAATTGAATTAACGCATTTAATTGAGGCGCAAATCCTGTATTAGCTAATTCTGTAATTGGAACAGGTATTCTATTTCCCTCAGCATCTCTACCACGATAATAAAGTTTACCTGTTTGCTCCCATATTCTTTGAACATCTAAAGGTTTAACAGAATCGCCTAATCCTAAATCTAACTCTTGCATTGCATCAACATCTATAGCAGCACCTGCCGGCACCATCTTAGCTACCAGTTGTTGAATTTTTAATCTTGATAAAATCATTTGTTCAATAGGCTCTTCAATTTTTTCAGGTACAGCTACATTACGCATGTCATAAGGATCATACATATAAAAGCTATAAGAAAATTCTGCATTACCTATTTCTTTTGGATCTTGTGGGCGAATCATATTCTTTTTAATATCCCACTTAATCATCTTTTGAGTAACTGGACAATATACACCTTCGTATATATTCCACTTTTTCTCTTCTAAATATTGTTGATTATCGTCTAATTTTTCAGGTTTACCCTTTCTAATTATAGTGCTACCATTTTTCTTAGTTTTAGTAACAGTATATCCATCAGAATCTAATGTCTTAATTTCAAATTGCATTAAATCAATATTCCATTCATCATAAGGTCTTAACCAAGCAACATTCCAATCTTGCATCCACTTAATCTTATCTGTTAATTGGTATTCTTTTGATGATTGAGCTAAAGCAAAAATATCTTCTTCACTTAAACTACCGCCATTTGCTTTACCATATCTTGCTCTTATTTCACTAATCTTCATTGATAAAATATGACCTCTATAAGTAGTATCTCTAAAATCAGGAAAATCAGAATAAGAATAAATTGCATTTTCTGGACGAATCCATTGAACATGAACTTCACCTTCTTCATCCATCCAAGTATAAGTACATACTAATCCAACCTCTGCTGAATCGTGTAGCAACCTTTGCTTTAAAACATCATTCCATCCATTAGCCTCAAAAACATTATTACAAGTAATGCTATATAATATTTCTTCTGGTAAATGATTAAACTCCATAATCCATTGATCTAATTCATCTTTATCTTCAGCTATAAATTGATCTTTGGGTATAATTGGAACGCCAGATGCTTGTTGTAAATAAGCAAGTGTTTCTTTATTTTGATACATATACTCAGCTTCATCTGCTGCTCTTTGTTTCATCATTGATGAAGTTGTATCTGTTGCCGTAACTGTAACTTTTTCTTTTCTACTCATCCATGATCCAACTAATCTTGCAACAATTGTATTACCAATAATAATTGATTTCCAATTAATATTTACAAAGTTAGCTTTACTATTCATTTCCAAACGATCCATAAACACACTCATGTCTATTTTACCATTTGCTATTTGTCTATTTTTTCTAAATCTATTATTTCTTAACCAAAAATAAGTTTGGTTTCCGTAAATTGTAGAATAGATGCTTTGTGCAACATTTTTACCATATGTAAAATCTTTTTTAGATGCTACATCTGTAGTGATTTGAAACTTTTTTAAAGCTTGGCCATCACTATTTGCTGCCGATATTGATAAAGGACTATCTGCCAATTTGATTGTATTTTATTGCCAAATATACTAAATATTAAGAATTTAGTAAAATTTTTAATTAATTGAACATTGGAACATAACTTTTAACAAGTGGTTCTCTTTTAATTTGCTTCTGAATTGGCTCCATTAAACAAACGATTAACATTAAAAATGATACCGTAATGTCATAATCTGTTCTATTATTTGGATCAAATTTTTTAGCATCTTCAAGTAAATTTTCAAAATCTATAGAATCTATGTGAGATTCAAAATACATAATTCCCACATCAGCTTGTTTTGTTAAACTAAATGGAGTTGTTGGGAACCCTTTATGCCTATCTGCTGTTTCTCTTTTTGATGGATCTATGGTTGAAATTGGGTATGAACCAAGATAACCAACTCTACCCCTATCTCTAAAATAGGATAAATAATCATCACTATTATGCTCATACCATGCTTGATAACCGTAAAATTCAGCAGCTAAAAGCACTTGTTCATGCAATGTTTCTTTAACTTGTGGCCTACCGTATAGATGACCTATAGCCTTACCGGTTTGCTCTGGATTTAATAAATCATACCTTCTACCTATCCAAGCTGAAGCTTTTGATCCATATTTACCCCCCTGACTATTACTATAGCCGTCAATTGCTATTGCACCATCTGAAACTCTTCCTGGCTTTCTAGTTTTTACATCAAATGTGTGTTTATTTTCTTCTCCAGGATTTGGAAATTGTGTAATTACCCAATGAAAATCGTCTTCTTTATCATTAATATTTCTCCACCTAACTATTTGATCTATATCTCTATAGAACATAATGTGCCTTTTTAAAACAGGGTTTTCTTTTAAATATTGCTCTCTAGCCCCAATATTAATTACATTAAATATACACTTGTCAGAATCTGTGCTAAATGCCTCATCTATAGTTAATGGTTCTTTTCTAACACGAGCAGATAGGGCTCTTGAGTTATTCTTAACTGTTTCCCTATCAGCTAAAATCATATCTAAAGTCTTATTTTCATCAGGGAAACCAAAGTCATCAAAGTTTCTTGTACGTTTTGCAGACATGAAAAATCTATAAAGTCCACTTGATGTTGTACCGTTTTCTTGTCTTTTATCTTGATTACTTTCCTCCCATAATAATTTAAAAGCGTCTTGAACACCATCTTTTTCGGTAGTTAATTTCTCTACTGTTGTGGTATATAAGGCTTTACCAATAATTTTACCCTCATCATCTAACAAACAATAACGTACAACCTCGTGCCTATCATATACATTTACTTCTGTTGTCTTACCACACTCGTCAGCAACATATCTATGTAATTTTTGTCCATCATAAGCAACTGTATCTGCTGATTGATGGTCAATAATTGATCCTAATTCATCTTTATCTACGCTATCCTCTGCTTTTCTGCCTCTTACATTTGTTTTTTGGAATCTCATTTCAGTCTTAGGATTAACACCCAAAGACATATCATATTCTGGTCTAAAAAACTTAGGAAGCCTTCTAAATGGATTTACCACAGTTTTAGCAAAGAATTTTTTAGCATCAGATCCAGTTTTAGACTGAATCCCACCGTTTGTCATCTTAGTTCTAGTAATATATTCGGAAACAAATAACCCAGCAACAAATGACTTACCAAAACGCCTTTTAGTTACTTCTAACATCCCCATACATAATGGATCTTGGATGCAATAGTCCATAAAATAGAATTTTTCTAAATCTGGCATCCTAAATTTAGGATAACCAATATCTATAGGCCACCATTGTAAATATAAATAATGCAATCCTGTTAAAAATGTAGGAGTACCATTATTCATATACCAAAATCCATTTAATCTTCTATCCCACTCTTGTTTTTTATAATCTTCTAATCTTTCGTCATAAAACTCTATTTCATCATCTTTTTTCTTTTTATCAAATTCATCCCATTTCTTCATTGTATCTTGGTACCAATCTGGTAACATTATTCTTTTCCAATATTGTTCTAATTCAATTTCAGATCTTTTATATACTCCCCTAAATTCTACTTGTTTTGTAATTATATTAAATACATATCCTTCAGGAGGTAAATTGCAAAGCAACCCCTGTATATTTACGACACTACCACCTTCAATTTTATCGTACATAATTAATATCTTTTACCAGCTAATTCACCAACGGCATCAGCCATATTCTCTGGTGAAAATGGTTTTTTAACTTGAGCAGTTTCTTTTTTTTCTTCTTTTAAATCCACACCTATTCCTGCAATAACGCCAAGTGATTTAATTGCAGTTGATACCCCTTCTGCATCTGTCCAAATTTTTTGCAATCTATCAAATGTCTTATCTTTTGGATCTTCTATCATTGTGCTAGTTAATTTGTTATCATTTAACAAATCAGCCATTTCATTAGCTTTCCTTTGTAAGCTATAATATAATTTACCAACCCCATCTTGCTCATAATAATTATTTTTACTTTGCAAAATTGCTATTTGTTTCTCTAAATCTTTTATTTTAGCCTCTAATTCTGTTGACATTAAATTAATTTTTTAGCATCTGAAGTATTATAACCAACCAATAATTCGCCATTTTTAACTTTATTAGTAAATTCATGCTCAATTGAAATTACCTCATTTCTATCATTACCTTCTGGATAATATCTTAATCTTATAATTTTACCCTCAGTGCCATCGTCATCTTGATAAATAATCTCGTAATCGCTAGATATTACTGTTCCAACTACATTCCCTTCTAATTCTCCACTTGTAACATAAATTTTATTTTTAACCAATGCCGGCTCAACCCCCTCTAAAAAACCAGTATATGGTTCAAATATCCTTAAACCCGTAATAAAATTATTTAAAGCGTTCCACGTGGAACCTTTTTTATCTCTCCACATAAAACACTCTTCAATTGGTATTGAAAAATATTGCATATCAGAAGATGCTTCTGCTGTAGGTCTTTGGTAATTAAAAATCTTATAAGTATCATGAGTAGCATTATGATGTATTAAAATTTCAGAACCAACTGGTATGTCTTTGGCATTTACCACTTCCGCATTAACAGGCTTAACATAACGCATATTAAAATTATCATATACCCTTTCTAACTTAATTTTTGTGCCATCCTTAAATGTATGGCTATTTTTACTTTCTAAATCAACCTTAATGATTACTCTATTACTTGGAGCTTTCAATTTCATAATTTAATTAATTTAATTCAAAGGTAATGATTTTATTAACTTAATCAATTTTAAATTCAATAAAATATCGTATATTTGTATTGCCCAAAAAAAAATTTATAACAAAAAAAACAATTAAAAAATGGCAAATCATTTATCAGTTTATGTTTATCGTAGAAACCAATACGATTTAACAAACCCTAACGGAACCCCTGCAACTAGCGGTGTGTTATTTTCTTTACCAACTTTTGGTTTACAAGTTCAACCAACTACTGTAGTAGCAAATGGCGTACAAATGAACTCATTAATTCTTATGTACCCAAGCGGCCTTAATCAACCAGCTGAAAAGCTATACAGCAATGCAACAGTTGCTGGCTTGATTTCAGCTATTAATGGAGGCGGTATTGCTACAACCACAACCACAACCACAACCACAACCACAGCAGCTCCAACCACAACAACAACAACAGCAGCTCCAACCACAACCACAACAACAGCAGCTTAATTAAAAAAATTTAAAAACAATCAAAAATATTAAAAAATGGCAAATATAGTATCAATTACAGCATATCAAAGAAACCAATATGCTTTATTAAATCCTAATGGAACCCCCGCAACTTCTGGTATTGCATACGGATTCCCAGTAAACACAATTGCAGCTTACCCAGCTCCGACTGGTACGGTAGCAAACGGAGTAACTATGAACTCAATAGTTGAAGTAGCTCCGACTGGTTTAAACCAAGTACCCGTATTATTTTATACGACTTCTACTGTAACTCAAATTAATGCAGCAGCAAACGCTTAATCTTAAAAAGATTTAAAATTAGCCCCTTTTTAACGAGGGGCTTTTTTATTTTCTTTATAAACCGATTTAAGGTTTTTATAAATTCTTTCAACATCATCAATAGTTTTACCGGCACCTGCTGCTAATACTACAGATAACCTTCTTAGTTTCTTTGCGGCTTTGTTATTCATAATTTATTTATTTACCTTGTCCCCTATATGCTTTTGGTCGGGGGCTGTGCTTGTTATAAGTTTTTTTTGCACTACCAGTCTTTCTTTTACCAAAAGTAATTTTTCTGGAGTCTGATTTTACTTTAGCCATTTTATTCGTTATTTAGGATTAATTGGTACGAATATAAGCCATTTTCTAAATATTTTTTATTCAAAATATGACTTCCGAACCTTTCTTTCCTAAAATCTCTTAATCCGGCTGAAACAGAAGCTTCTGGAATATTGGTTATATGGGATATTTCACTCAAAGTTCTATACACCCTATCACTCATTAAGTCTTTTAATTTCAAGTGGTTTTTGGCTAACCTTTTACCATCTCGCTCATGTATGTAATCAGATCCGTCAAATACTAATTCTTGTTGCATAGCATTATTTTTTGTTTTTAAAATAATCTAAATTTAATTGTCCACCATCCATGTAATTTGGGTGTACGAGTATGTCATCATCGTAAAAGTTTCTGACCATACCACTGTCGTATAATATGACTTTCCAAACAGTGTTGGTTTGGCTTCCGTAGTCAATCCAGGCAATTGCTTTTCCATATCCTAATGGTGTTTCAACGTCAATAATAGTTGTTAATTCGTGAATATACATTATAATAAGTTTTCATCTTTTGAACTTGATAATAACTGAATACTTGTTACTCTTGAATGTAATTGAGCAACGGTTTCCTTAGTTTTATCGTTTAAATAAGTTTTAGCTTCTGGCTTTCCTTCCATGTAAATCAAAGTCCCTTTTTTAAGATAGTTTGATACATTTAATTTGTCCGTCCAATAAGCGCAAGACACCCATGTAGTTTTATCTACATCTTCGCCTTGTTGATTTTTAAATTTTTCACTGTAAGCCATTGAGAAATTAATCACTGTTTTACCATTCACTGTGTTTACTACTGCATCTTGTCCTAATCTTCCGATTACGCTAATTCTAATCATTGTTTTTTGTTTTTATTATTATTAAAATATTACTTCTTCTCCATTTTCATCTTTGTATGGAAGCCATGATTGATTTGCTTCTTGTCTTTTCCAAAAATCCATTTTTTTAGTGTTTAATAATTCTTGTAAAATATCTCTACCTTCTACAAAAAATCTTCTTCTATCCCATACATAATCAAGCATCATAAATCCTTTTCTACCAACACTCTTTTTCTTAATTTTCTTTGAATGAAATTCTGCTAAAGGATTACTTGGATCTGTTTGTGCAAATGGTCTATGATAAACTAATATATTGTCCATTTTATTTGACCACATGGCACCATCGTTAACATCAAATACATCAGGACATTTATAATTACCGGATCTATCTCTTTCCATTAATTTAGGATGTGCAATAATCCAAAAATAAACATCATTTTTTCTAGCAAATCTTGAAAAGTCTGCTAATAATGTTTCAAGGTATTTATCTGTTCTACCACCATAACCCTTATAATCATTTGTCATCTGGTTAAATGGATCTATACAACAAAAATCAACTTTTTCTTGAACTATTAATTCTAAAAATTTTTCTTTGATATATTGCGGTGTTGGTGATAACATTTCAGCACTAATGTAAAAAATATGCTTAGATACAAAATCATATGCTGCTTCATAAATATCATCGGAAGGTCTATTAGGATTATATGGCGTACACTCACAACCTAAAAGCATTTCAACATAATCGTGGAAATATTCTTCAGCTGGTACATCCTCTGGTGAAAATGTAGCAACCTTCTCTCCAAACATAACCATTCTCATAAGTAATTGAGCTTTCTGCCATGCTGTTTTACCGTAGTTACCAATACCGGTAAGTAATGTAATTTCACCTCTTTTTGGTTTAAAAAGATAATCTAATTGCTGTATTCCAAATCCTAAAACTTTATCAAATCCCTTCTGATTGATATACAATGCTCTATCTTTTACATCAATTCCATATACCACATCTTCAACTCTGTAACTCTCTCCCACCTCTTCGGTAAATTCTTTTTTAACATCAATTTCGTAATTGGTGGTTTTACTTACAAGCTTCTCCTTTTGAATTGAAGCAGTACCAAAATTATTCTTATTTGCTCTATATCCACTCTTAACAGCACTCCTCATTTCAGACATTGTAAAATCATTGCTAACAGTGTATTCTGTAGATATTAAACCTAATGCTGATTCTTCTCCAATACCAAATCTACAACAAGCAGATGCTAATTTAAAAATATATGTATTTCTTTCTCCAGTTACAAAAGCATCATTTTTGTTAGTTAACCATTTTAAAATTCTACGAAAATTTTCATTATCATCTAAATTTTCCGTTTCAGATACTACTACTTTTTCAACCTTCTTCGCCTTTGTAAATACTTCAGCATTTTCGTTTATGTAAATATCTGGATCAAAACTTTCGTAACAAACCCTGCTTACATTAATCCCACTTCTATCAATTTCAGGAAAAATATCCTGTAAAGATTGAAAATGTTCTCTATGTTTTTTACCATCAGCAACTTTAACCAAAGCTTTTAATCCATTACCGGAAGGACTTACCCAACACGAATAGATAAAACTATTAGAAATGATTTCGGTTTGCTTATCCCTTAAATCAGAAATATCATCAAAATCAAGAACAATAAACCCACTATGTTCAATAAGTTGTTCATCTTTCCTGTCTTGGCCAAATTTACCACTAAAGCAAATTGATGGTAGGTTAAGTTTAAGCTTATTTGCTTTTTCCTTGTCCAAAGCCAATCTAATATCCAGAACTAGTTGCTTACTTGCACCTAATTTAATCCTTTCAAGAGCCTTTTCTACAGTTATAAAATGAGGCTCTTTGCTAAAAATATTTTTAAAAATTGTTATCATTATTCAGAAATTGGTTTATAAGCCCTTCTAGCGGCCTCTAATTGTTGTTGATAAGGGTTATTACTATTTTGCTGAGAAAGTGTCTTATTTGGCTTATTTACAGCCTCTAGCACCCATCTACGTATTGTTAGGTAATCCGATTTTGTAGTATAAGACTTTTCAATCTTATATGATGATAAAAATTCATAAGCTTTATCAATCGTGTCTTTACCAAATTCAGAAACAAGCTTTTGGTTCTCATTTTCAGTTAAAGAAATATTATCCTTAAACTTTAGTTTAATTTCTTTTACTTTACTTTCTTTTACTTTACTTTGCGGCATTTCTGGAGCAGAAACTCCGTCAGTTACCGTATTAACAGAAGCAAATTTACCGTTTACGCGGAGTTGTTTCTTACTTTTATCTTTATTTGTTCCTCTTTTTTCATATACTGGTTTTAATCTTTCATCAAGTGATTCTGAGTTAATAAAGTCGTTATTATTAAATAACATATCCAGTTTGATGCAGTAATCCACCACATCCCGTATTTCTGTAGCAGAAACTCCAAAGTCACCAGCCATTAGTTCAAATTCTACATCTGAATATTCAAATACATTACCATCAATACCGGTTAAATATTCTAAAGTCATTGACCAAATAGCATAACCTATAGGCCCAAACTTTGTACGAATGGCTTTAACCTTTCTATGGTTTCTCATATCCCTATCATGAGGGAAGTAATCGCAATAATTCTTTTTAGGGCGAGCCATTGTGTTATAATTAATCGTTAATTAAATCGGTTTTCAAAGCTTCGTTAATACGAGCTATTTCTGCATCTGTAAATAATAATTTACCCTGCATCTTACGAGATAATTCCGATTCTGGTATCTTTGCGTTTAATGATAGCCACCTTTGTGTACGGCCATCTAAAGCTTCTTTTATTTTCTCATGAAGCTTTAATTCTGTTTTGATTTCCATAAATTTGTTTTGATTATTGGATGACAAAAATAGTCTTATTTTTTATATTCCCAAATATTTTTAACTTTTTTTTAAAATAATTTTGTGATTTAATTAAATTAATTATATTTGCTTATGGAAAACCGGGAATTGATATATGATATGGCTAAGAGATTAGACATGATTATTGAAGTATGGAAGGCAGGAAAGTATATTGGTAAGTATAGATTTATAAATGGAATATTGCATAAACTAAAAGAATAATGGAAGGCTATCAAGCTAAAGCAATTAAGTTGTATTTAAATTTTTTTTTAAAAGATAAAGTAACTGATTTTGAAAATAGAATTATAAAAGCCAAAAGCAGTGCTATATCATATGTTCAAAAAGAAATTGAATTAAAAAATAATAACCCAGAAGATTTGTTTTATTGGTGTAATGTAAAAAACGCACTTGAAAAAATATGAGAAACTCAACAATAATAGTTAAGAAAAAGCGTTGTATAAATTGTGGTAACATTGATTATCATTTTTCAAAAAAGATGTGTAAACAATGCGCTACTATAGCTTCTACGCAAAAGCGAATGGATGAATTTGAGGATGATTCTGAAAGTTTTAACAATTTAGTTCAAGACTTGGATCATGTATTTAGCCAATACATTAGAAACAAACAAGCTGATAAAAATGGTGTAGTAGAATGTTACACTTGTGGTAATAAACATACTATTGCAGAAATACAGTGTGGCCATTTTATGGGTAGATCTAACTTAGGAACTAGGTGGATGGAATCTAATTGCCGCCCACAATGTATGGAATGTAATTACTTTAAAACCGGCAACATAGAAGAATTTGAGAATAAGTTACATGATGAAAATGGCGCATTGGTGGAATATTTAAGAGAAACTGCTAGGCAACCAGTAAGACCAACAAGAGAAGAATTAAAAGCTTTAATTTTAGAATATAGAGCTAAACTTAATTTAGTAAAAAAGAAGTTTATAAATATTGGTTGACGGTTTTTTATAGTAAATACCCCCTGCAATTTCTATTGTGGGGGCTTTTTATCAATCAATAAATAAGTCAAAATATGGGTTTTTTGATTGATAAATTAAAACATGTGTCAAAATTATAAACTATTGATGTATTAAAATTATAAAAACTTGTTATTAATGTCACAATTTTAAGCGGATTTGTGACTTATAAGATACTTTATGGGCGCAAAGTAAAATATCTAAGCGCAAATGTTACTTTAATATATTTTTCGGTAACAAGTAACTATATAAATATGTTACAAAGTAAAGGTAAAACTTGACTAAACTTTACTTGTTCATTTTTTTATGCCGTTTACGGAAACGTAAACTATTGAAAAAAGTGAACAAAAAGCCCCTCGTAGAAACGAAGGGCGAGATTAAACCGTTAACACTTGCTATATGCAGCACAAATATACAAAATTTAATTAAATTTATTTTTTTAATTAAATTAATTAAATTAATTTTACAAAAAATATATAAAATGGCAAGAAAAATAGATCCAAAATCAGTTTCAAGTAAAGTTGCTGAACTAACATTGGAAGAAAATATACGCTTTGAAAACCCATATACGTCAGTAATGGTAATGGTTTCTAATTTAAAAAAGAAAGAAGCCCACAAAGACAAGCTGTTTAAGATTAAATACGTAGATGGTATTACCACCGTATCTAGAGTAAAATAAAACCAACACATATGCACATCCAAACCGTTAACTACACTAGAACATTTAATTTAGGCAATTATTCTTCTGAAAAAATTGGCGTTGAATTTTCCCTTAATGAAGGAGATTCGGCTAATGCAGCTCTAGACACTGCTAGAGAATTGGTAGAAGAATATCACAAACAAAGCGTGGTTAGATTAAAAAATCTAGGGTATTTTTATGATGAACAAATTTCTGAAGAAGTAATACCTACTCAATCAAAAAAATCATTAGTTGAAAAAACTAAAGACTTTATTAATTCATGTAAGACAAAAAATGAATTAAAAGCCTGGGAATTGATGAGTAAAAGCAATCCGGAGTTACTAGAACACTATAATAATAAATTTAAAACACTGTAATTATGCAATGGAATGACACACACATCAGAGCAAGCTCTGTAGGGTATTTAATGACCGAACCCGTAACAAAGGCTGATAAAGAAGCCGGATTGTTATCTAAAACAGCTCAAAAACATTTATTAGATGTCTATATAGCTGAAAAATATGGCCGTAAAAAAGATATACAAACCAAGCAAATGAAAAAAGGTGTAGAGGTAGAGCAAGAATCAATTGATTTGCTTTCTATGTACCTAAAGATGCCATTTAATAAAAATGAACAAAGGTTTACTAATGATTTTATTTCTGGCTCACCAGATATTATTGATAATGATAGAATAATTGACATTAAATCTAGCTATGATTTATGGACATTTATTGGAAACATACCTGATAAGTTGGATAATTTATATTATTGGCAAATGCAGTCTTACATGTGGTTAACAGGAACAAAAAGTGCCGTTATTGCATACTGTTTAGTAAATACACCAGAGAATATTATTGAGCAAGAGAAGTATTATTTGCTTAAAAAAATGGATGTAGCTACAGAAGAAAACCCAGAATATGTAAAAGAAGCAATGAAGATTGAATTTAACATGTCATTTGATGATATATCTATGGAAGAAAGAATACTTATGTTTCACGTTAGTAGAAATGAAGATGATATATTACGCATCCAACAAAAAGTAGAAAAAGCAAGAGAATTTTTAAAAGAAATAGAAGAAACACATTTAAACTTTAATAAGTAATATGAATCCTGAAGTTAATAATGGTGCCAACATCATAAATGCTATTCAAAATTTAAAAATGGCCCAAGAGCAATTTGAAGATTTTTGTAGGCAATACCCTAACTCACAAGGCTCAAGGTTATTTAAAAAATATAGTGATAAAATAGGTTGGATATTTAGCGATTTAGTATCAAATCCATTTCTTACTGAAGAGGTTAGGACTGGTATTAAAAACGAAATAGCTAGTGATGTATTTGCAGTCCCTGCGATTGTAGAAAAGGTAGCATTATTAACTCCAGATCAAAGAGATTTAATTGAATCTACATTAGATGCATTAATAAACGGAGAAGAAGTTAAAATAGTTGACATAAACGAAATAAAACAATAAAAAATGGCAAAGAAAAAAACAGAAATACCAAAAGAAATACAGGTTTATACAGAAGGATGTGATTTCTGTATGCAATTTGATTATGATGAACCACATGTAGTAGGCGCAAGCCCTGATGGTGAAGGTGGTTTGGAAATAGTACTAAAAGCATATCAAGATGCCGGCATTACTTTTGTGTGCCCAAATACAGGTAAAAAACTTAGATTATTTTCAAGGCCATTATCAGAAGCTGGTAAAAAAATATTAGAAGATCAACCTAAAAATTAAATAATGGGATTAATAATAACAATTAACAACATGACAGGTATAATAATAATATCAATTTTTGGAATAATATCAATACTTGGTGCAATTGATGTTTATAAACAAACAAAAGATAAATAGTTTATTTTAAACTAAGTAAATATAAAGTTTCAGCAAATAATGTTGCAATTTCATCTACTTGATTTTGAACCCAGCTTTCTTGGTAAATATTCTTTCTTTCTTTTTCAATTGCATTATAGCAAGACTTAAAATATTTAACAACTTGCTCATGACTTTTATAATCTACTGGACTATCTAATTGATAATGTTTAGGTCTTTCGTAAATTCCACTTACGCTTTCTACTAATCCATCAGTTAAACCAACGATTGCATCATAAAATTTACCTAATGCTTTATGTTCTGCATAAGACTCGGTTTGATGGTGCCATACTACAGATTGATCAAAAGCATCTTTAAGATAAGATACAAAATATGAAAATTTTTCTTCAGCCATAATATTTTATTTGTGCTAAATTACGATTTTTTATGTGTATTGGCAAATTTTCTAGCGGCTTCCACACTACCAAATCCCCACGCTTTGAGGGCTAACGCTTTACGTGTTGGCTCTCCATTTGGTTTTTTCATAGCCCCAAGCATACCAGCAAATCTAGCTGCAAATGAAACTCTACGAGGATTAACGCCAGATTTAACAGGTGATTTTAGATGCCCACCAGTTTCTGCATTATATGATGCTCTACCTTTGGCATTTAAGCCACCTTCAGGATTTTTCCCTTCTTTACGTTGCCAAGCTCCAGACATAACTTATTTTTTTTCTTGTGCTTTAATTTTCTTTTCTTGCTTTAGCATTTCTGGCGTAGGCTTTTTACCTGAACCAGCAGCCGCACGAATATTGTCCCAAAGACCACGAGGAGAAGATGAGCCATCAGCCCTTTTCATCATTTTTAATTTACTTTTCATTTTATAAGTTTAAGGTTTTTTAATTTTTTTATGATTTTATTAGCTTCTTCTTCTGCAAATCCTATTGCTTCCTCTTCTTTATCCTTTATATCCCAATTGTTTAGCAAAATACCCATGTGCATTGTTTCGTGCATTATTGCTGTCTTTTGTTCTTCAGCGTTATATCTTTTAAAAGTACCCATGTTTAAAAAAATAAACGGTTTATAAGGACTTTTGGCTGTAAGTTTTTTATCTGCTGGATTATAATTCGTAAGCCCATAAATATACACCCCATTTCCCTTGGTTTTATCTACCTCCTCTGCTTGAGCATCCTTTAGATTTAACCCATGCATTTGTTTTACATCATAAAATTTAAAAATATCTGTAGCATCTTTACCAACAACCAATATGTATTTACCCATATCAAAATTGGTAACTGCTCGCTTCATCATTTTTAATTTACCTTTCATACCGCTAAGATACGAATTATTTCCAATTCTCTGCTTTCCAAATAGTCAAGTCTATCCCTTTTAAGCCCTCTGGAGGCGTTTTGTGGTTTTCAACAGGTATTTCTACCACTTTAGCATTATCTGCCAATTTTGAGGCTAATTCTACTGGAGAAATAGTATTTCCTTTTGGGTACTTCCTGTGAAAATAAACTCTGCATTTGTCTGAGCAAAACTTTTTCTTGGATGTTTGACTTTCCATTCTTTCTCCGCAATAAATACAAAAAGGTGTTTTGTTTTTCATGTGTTACGATTAAGTGTTACGATTAAGTGATTTGTTACGATAAAGGTAGATATATTGTTACGATTAACCAAATTTTGTTACGATCCCCCTCCTCCTCCTATTACCACAACAATACATAAACTAATTAACAGGGATCAATTGCATGGCCATACCATACCGATACCATGGCTAGCACCATCCCCCATACCATACACATAGATAGATAGGTATTGCATGCACATACTAACAGGATCAAAACCAATG